TTCGCAGAAAACAACTCCACGGGGTTCCGTTTAGATTTTAGCAATAATAAGGCATATTTCTCTGGACTGAATATCGGCATTGGGACTTCGGCCCCCACACGTGAGCTACATCTTGACTCTGGTGACGCTCTCACCACTTTCAAGATCTCAAACTCTACGAGCGGAGCCACCATTACTGACGGCTTCGATATTGAACTTAGCTCAACGACTGCTCGTCTAAATAACCGTGAGGGCAATATTGAACTTGCGGTCAGCAACTCAAATGTAGCCACGCTTTCAAGCGACGGACTTTCCCTTGGGGACAACCTCTTTTTTAGATGCGGGGATAGCGCGGACTTAACTCTGTCACATGACGCTAGTAACTCTTACATCGCTAACGAAACAGGCGACCTCTACATTAGAAACTCCGCCAACGACAAAGATATCATCTTCCAGACAGACGATGGCTCTGGTGGGATCACGGAATACTTCCGCGTAGACGGCGGAACCGAGGAGGTCTACTTCAGCCAGCCTGCAAGGTTTGCCGATTCTAAAGTGATAAGGATTGGGGATGGTTCCGACCTTCAGATCCAGCACAACGGGACTAATTCTATTTTTGAAAATGTAACGGGTGACTTGATATTCACCAACTATGCCGACGACAAAGACATCATCTTCAAGTCCGATGACGGTAGTGGTGGCGTAGAGACTTACTTCTTCCTAGACGGGTCCGCTAACGGAGGGTCCAACCCTTACACAATATTCCCAGACAACTCAATCCTTGCTATCGGGGACAGTAAGGATCTGTTAGTTTGGCATAACGCGACAAACAGTTACGTGCAAAACTTTGTGGGGGATTTGCACATCGAAAACTACGCCGACGACAAGGACATCCTTTTCCGGTGCGACGACGGTAGTGGTGGCCTTGAGACCTACTTTTTCTTAGACGGATCCGCTTCTAGCGGGAATCCGTTGACACAATTTCCCGACCTGTCTCAATTAGCGTTTGGTGACTCGCAAGACTTGCTTATAAGGCACGACGGGACCGATAGCATTATCCAGAACAATGGTGGTGATTTTATCATCACCCAGCACACGAACGATAAAGACTTAATATTCAAATGTGACGACGGTAGTGGTGGGGTTGAGACTTACTTCTTTTTAGATGGGTCCGCTTCTAGCGGGAACCCTTACACGGTCTTTCCTGACAGCTCCCATTTAGCATTCGGAACAGGTCTGGATGCGGTTCTTCTGCATAATGGAACAAACACCTACTTCCAAAACTTTACAGGAGATCTTGAAATCTCCAACTACAAGGACGACAAAGACATCATCTTCAAGTCAGACGATGGCAGCGGTGGGGTTGAGACTTACTTTTTCCTAGATGGGAGCACCGGATACACTCAATTCCCTGACAATAAACGGTTGGCACTTGGGAGTAGCGATGACTTCCAGATCTACCACGACGCTCTTGATTCTAAGATAGAGAACAGCACGGGCCACATATATGTTACCAATTTCACTGACGACAAGGACATCATCTTCCAGACGGATGACGGTAGCGGTGGGGTTACGCCCTACATAACCCTCGACGGTAGTGCGGAGGAGGTTGTCTTCTCTAAGCCGCTAACCGTTAGTGGGGAGATTAAAGGTGGGGTTAGCGTGTCAGAAAAAACTGCGGATTATACTCTGGTCGCCGCAGATAATGGAACATTTATCAGCGGGACTCACGCTAACTTTGATGACCTTTCAATTACGGGGGATCTCGGAGCAGGGTTTAATGTTACCGTAATGAACCCTAATGCCGATCTTGATATCACGGCTTCTAATAGCATGGTAATCAATGGCACAACCAACGGGACAGTTACACTTGCTCAAGGTTACCAGCCCGCCACGATCATCCGTATCGCAGCCAACACCTACGCTGTATTTGGCAACCTGCTATGATAATCAGGCCATCACTCGGGGGGCTATCTCAAAAAAATGTCACCCCTCCTCTGGACATAAGCGGTATGCCCCAAGCGCGGCTTGCGTTTGGTTTAAGAAAACTACGCGCAGGCTACACCGGCTACGCGCTGAGAGCTAGGGACTCAAGTGGAAATGAAGTCGATGTTGGATTCACTAACGGCAAAGAAGTAACTAACGAAAGCCTTACAAGCGGGGGCACAACTCTTAGAGCCTTCGCAGGAGGAGGTAATGTTACAGTTTCCAAGTGGTATAACCAGAGCGGCAATAGCAGCACACAGGCAGGTGGGGGTTCTTGGACGGGGTTTGACACCGACCCAGATGCTGTTCAAAGCACATCTAGCAAACAGCCTGTTTTAGTTATATCTGGCACCAAAACGAAGCTCGCTTTAAAATTTGAGACCTCTGGAGGCTTCAGCACACATGGGGATTTTTTAATAGTAGATGATTACAGGCTACCAAACGCTAATACTGGTGACGCTTTTACCTTTGCGTGGGCAGGGGAGTTCCAGAACTTCGACAACCATATGGGGATGGTTGGCAATATAGATAATTTCAACGATGGAGTAGAGTTGATCTTTTTAGAACCTGATGGGTTTAGATTTTCTGTAGACTCCCACGACTTAGACACCAGCGGTTCCGTGTCCTCTGACCCAGAAGACAGGATTGTGGTTCTTGCATCATATGACCGCACCAGAGCGAGTGGTCAAGGTGGGGATGGTAATTCACAAATAATTAGAATCAACGGGACTCAAAGCACCAAGGACACGGACGAGGATAAACACATTGCCGCATCCGACAGGTTCAGGATTGGCATAAGGAAAGCAACTAATAGCCCCTTTGATGGAACTATTAGAGAGGTTATTGTTTGGGAAAGCCAACTTTCCGCCGCACTGCAAGTTTCTCTAGAAAGAAACATGGCAATCTATAACGAAGCTGATTTGTAATGCGTTATTTAAAATTTGAAAGTTCTGGGGGTGCCGAACAGCGGAGCAGAGAGCTTTGGGTAAGCCATTTAGGGCGACCAAAGAAACCAGAAGATGCAACCGAGTTCATGTATTCTTGGGAGGTCGCTGAAAGCGACGACGGAGGTTCCTATCTTATCATTCATGATGAGGGCACACTACTTACCAGCACCGAGACCGGCGAGCTAGAGAACGAAGACTCCTTTCAGCAGTGGCGGCAGACCCACCAGCCCGTTGAATACGCATTCGATTTAGAAGAAAATAGTTGAACCCTGTTAATCAAACCTCTACGGTCGCCCGCGTATGGCTAAAATCGAACTATCAGACGACGAACGTCGCGCTCTCGCCCAACTCATTGACATTGCGGTGAAAGCCGGTGGTATCAATGTAGCTGGGGCTGCGGCCCAACTATTTGCTAAGATCGCGGTTGCAGAACCCCAGCCTGAAGCGGTTGAGGATTCCGAAGAGCAAGAAACAGAATATGCGGAATGAGGTGCGTCTTCCTGACCCCGATAGATCATCGCGGGATTCAGGGCAAGTTGTTCCCTCAATGGCTGCGATTGCAGCAGTGGTGTGATGCGAACGACTCTGCGATCCTGTCGGTTGATGGGATGTTCCTTAATTTTGCCCGCAACCATCTTGCTTCTGGCGGCGGTGGCTTCGCGGAACCTACGCCACCGGAAGCGGATTGGTTATTCTGGATTGACTCGGATATCCAATTCACGATTAGGCAAGTAGAGGATCTTCTTAGCATTGATCCTGAAAAGAAGTTTGTCACAGGTTGGTATCGGGCTTCAAATAATGATTTCGCTATGGTTGGTGATTGGAACGAGGATTATTTCCGCAGACACCACCACATGCCCTTTCTGTCTGCTAAGGGGCTTACTAAACTAGCGAAGGCAGACCCAGATAAGGTTCTGCCTGTAGATTGGTGTGGTTTTGGGTTCACCAAAGTCCACCGCTCTGTATATGAGCAGATGGAATACCCTTATTTCACTCTTAATAGCTTTGATATTGAGGAGACCTCCTACCGACACAAGCATGGGGAGTTCAGCGCAAAAGACCTTGTTTTCGAGGATATCAGCTTTTGTCAAAACTGCTATAAGGCTACAGGCATACGCCCACAAGTAGTCCCACGGATCAAGGTTAACCACTTGAAATCCAGCCTCGTTTGAATATAATTCGACTGACTAAATGCCTATACCAAGGAATCAGCCCAGCCCCCAAAGGCAATCAGTCCTTTCGTTTGCTACAGCAGACGTTGCTGACTTTTTGTTTTATGAGACTGTTGACGCGCAAAGATTTGGTAAAGGGTCAGATGACCTTGAGGCAACCTTGCCTAAATACGGCACACCTCATCCCGACTCCAATAAGTTCCCGAATCACAAACTGTGCTACGTAAAACCAGCCGATCCAACTGGTCTGACGTATCAGTTCTTTTACGTGGCCGACAGGTCCGCACAGGAGAACAATCATAACTGGGAATACCGTCAGGCAGACTTAGGGGGTAACAAGTATGACACAGTAGTTAGGACTTATGTTACCCCTCGCGCTGACTTCAAAGATACGGACACGGGTCAGACCGCAGGAACGGCGATGCCAAATAGCGAGGGTGGGACTACTGACAACATCCCTAATTGGAATAACGAGGATGTCACTGGCGATAACCAGTTTAATGCTGAAAATGTTTTAACTCATGATGGTTCATTCACAGGGGGTGTTGACGAAGCTGATGTAAGCACAGGGTATATTCTTTATACCCGCCAGCAAAAGAAGATTGGGGACAGGGAACTGGATGGTTTGTTTGTTGTAGAGCAGCGCGTTTATTTCCGAAGAGTAGATATTGTTACTCAAAAGTTAGACCCTGCTACTGATGGGGTTCTTAAGTCTATTGTTAAACTTATCTATAGGGGTGAGTCCTTTACGACTAATGGGAGTGCAAGAACTGCGGGGACACAGGGTTGGATGGACAAGACTAACTGGGGTCTAAGCAGTGACGGCCAAAACATCGAGTGCCGTCAGCTTAGTCACGACTGGTGGCAGATAAACATCCAAGACATTATCCCGCAGACGGCAGCTACTAATACCGATTATGGTGGTCGAACGATAAGGACATACGACACCTATCAGACCTATAGGTGGCCTTCTGTTGTTGGCAGTTTATTCTTTAACACAGCTAACAAGAAAGACGGTTCTACTAGCAATACTGTCATCGTTCGTAATAAAGAAGGTAAGGATGGCTTCTCGGGTCCAACAAAGATGACCGTGACGCAGGTATGGAAGAAAGATAAGTTCGCAAGCCTCCCTGCTCCGGTCGTGTTCAAGACAGTGAGCGCGGTCTACAATGGTGTGCAGTTCAACGTCCGCGTCAGTAATGTTCTGACCGAGGCAATCACACTGACTGACTTTATTGGTTCGGAAGATCCTGTCTACAGGCTGGGTGATTACGCAAACCCTAAACCTTGGTGCCCTGCATCTTCTCCTACTGATTGGCCAGCCGCCAATCCATTCATTGGATCTGTTTCTCAAAAACCATTTAGGGGTGGCTACTTGTTGGAAATTGTTCAAGTCCACCACCCAGATTAAACATGGCTACCGAGCAGGAGATTGAAGATACCGATGCGGTTATCTCAGACAATGACACATCAACTGTGTTTCCTGACGGGACGGATAGAGGTGATATCGATGCTAGTGGCAACCCATACGACAACCCATACCTGCTCCACCGCCCACATGCGTTTGCCCTGATGCACGGTGACGGCGGTGCTAAAATTGCTTACGGTCAGTTGCTTTGGAGGATGGATACTCTCATAGTAGAGGGTTCCACTGCTGTGGGATCACCCCCTAATCAGTCGGGGGGCGATACTGAAGCAGTTGGGCAGGGATCTATTGAAGGTCTTAATGTGAAAGTTCCCACAATAGGTTCCGCTGGTGGGATATCTATGTCCCCAAATATTAACGACATTGATGAGAATGGAACGTCTACTGGATTAAAATACCATCAGTTAGATTCATATGGGGATGTGTATCTTTACTGGACTACGGATCTTGATGCCGTAGATGCTGGCGGCACGCACGATCCGGCAAACCGTGTAGATGCTTGCTGGGTGCAAGTTGGAGCTACCCCCGCCGAGGAAGAGTTGGGTTCCGTAAACCCCGCACCTTCTGCGTTCGATAGAACATCCACTACGACAGGCGGCTTTTGTCCCACTGAGAGTCAAAAAGTGGGGACTTATCGAGTGTTGTTGGGCACTGTAAACGAAGGTGAGCAAATTAAACAATATCATTCATCTGATGTTTTCTGGTCTATTTTGCTTTTGAAACGCACAGGTGGGATAGCGTGTGATGCCAATGATTAGTGAAGCCTCCTCATAGTTTGTTTATGGAGGATTTACTTGCGTGTCCCGCTGGTTTGTTTTTGTTTTCTCCACACGACTTTATTAGTTTGTCTTCTTTTTTAAAAAGAGCGACTAATTGTGAAGCACGCCGAGTATTTAATCAGGGGATTCCTTTCTTGAGCCTACCTTATCTTCGATTGGAAAAAATATCTTCTGAATTTTACAGAGTATGTAAACATAACGGTCGGCACAGAGCTATGATTTTGCGCGATAACGACTACGAGATTATGCCTGTAAGGCTGCAAGTAAATGAGTCGCTAGATTTATCGTTGCGTATAAAAGCACAAGAAGACGCTAAAGACCCTGATTATTCAATTCCTTTCCCTCCCCAATTCTTGACCCCTTAATTAGTTTGTGGTAATGTGGTTTATGGCCACGTTCACTGTTGCTGGTGTCGATGATGCGTTACGGGAGCTTGCGGGGTCTCCAAATGCCACCCCCGCCGAGTTCATAAAAGAATTGAACTTGGCTATGCCCCGTCTCTACGACTTGGGAATGTGGCGTGATCTTCTTTTTGAGCATGTGATCACGACATCGACCAGCAGCTTTACTCTACCCAGTAATGCTGAATCTCTTATCAGCGCGATTGTTGATTATGATTCTAGCACAGAAGATCATTCTTATCCTGAAGCCGTTCAGTCTCAGTTCCATGATTACCGAATCACTGGTCGTGATGATGACGGGGACACACTGATTTCCTACGGCATCGTAGACGATGGGTATTCCCCGACTATTGAGCAGCCTATATCTGGGCGCACATATAAACTTAGAGCAGAAGCAGCTACTGGTATTGGGACAGCAGCCCTTCCATTATCAGGAACTGTCCATGTTAAGTATTCAGATGGCACTAATTTTTCCGATCCTGATGAACCAACTTCTGGTGCTGATGGTGGTAAGTTTGAGTTCGCCGGTTCACCCATAATTACATCAGATACAGACATAACTAGCATAAGCGAAATAAGAGTCGGTGAAACAAAACTATCACTACCCGTCAAAATCTTGTTTGAAGATACTGCGTCGGGTGCTCATTTAACCGCTGCTGACGAACTTCAACAAGCTAATGAAGTAACTCGTTATCGAAGGTATCGAATATCAAACGACGATAATAAAACAATTTCTATTCGGTGTCTTCTTAAGAGAAAGTTCAAACCCTTTGTTTCGGATTCCGATGTTGTCTTTCTCTCTAGCTTACCAGCTATCAAGCACGCACTTCTTGGAAACATCGCAGAGGACAACGCAGATTTAGAGCGTGCCAATTACCATTGGGGCGTGTGCCAAAAACTTTTAGACCAACAGCTCGACGCATCGAGAGGATCTGCCAAGCCTAAGTTACTTATTGTAGCTGACGGGCATAGAACACTAAACATGATGTAACCCCTAATCTAATGATCGAATACATTACAGAAAACGCAGAACAACTCCTGCAAATCGCCGCCAGCGTTATCGCGGTGGCCTCTCTTGTCGCTACCATGACTCCCAACGAATCGGACAACAAATGGGTGCAGCGCATCTCAGGAGTTATTTCGTGGCTGGCCCTTAATGTGGGCAAGGCCAAGAGTAAGTGAAGACATTCTTTCAACTATTAACCGCAGCCCTCCACGCATATGTCGAGCACATCAAGTGGCAACGAGACAGGTATATCGACGGTTTGGAAGATCGCCTTGATGCATTGGCCGCTGATGGCGATCCCGCTAGCAAGTTGCGGATGGAACGAGTTGCCAAACGACTCAAGCGCGAACGCGAGCGCACTCTACGACCCTCCGACAGTAACTCTGATTGAAGGGCAGACCTATCAGTTCAAAGAGGGCGTTCTTGTTGGGCGTAAAGACCATAAATTCCACAGCGACTACAGTTATCGTCGTGCAGTGATCATTGGGGAGAAGTAAATGGACACAAAGTTTCTAGTCTCCCTCGGCGTTGGCCTTGCTGTTCAAGCGGCGGGCATCGTCTGGTGGGCTAGTAAGCTCCAGAGCGAGGTGCAACACAACGACTTCCAGATCCAAATGATCGCTAAGGATGTTGAAAAGCACGCGATCTTTGTTCGTGATTGGCCTGCCGGAAAATGGGGAAGTGGGTCTTTGCCCGACGATGTGAGGCAGAACCTTAAAATCGGAGAGCTGGAGCAACAAGTAGACCAGATTATGGCCAAGCTTTACAACCGTGATCCTCTAAGCAACATAGGCGAATGATCAACACCCGAATATTCGATTCCCTTATCGGAATGGCAGCACCCGTCATCGGACTGATCACAAGCATGCAGGAGCAATTTGAATACTGGCTGCGGGTTGGTTCTCTTGTTGTGGGTATTGCTGTGGGTCTAGCATCCCTTTACCGCATTCTTAAAAAATGAAGATTGGATTGGCAGTCGGGCATTCCCGTTTAGGAGACCAAGGAGCCTACACAACGGGCAGCTACATTCTTTCTGAGTGGGATTTCAACCGTGATATCGTGCGGCGTATTTCCAGCGTGCTGTCGGTTGATTATAAAATCTACGACCAATACCCCGCCAAAAGCTATGTAGGTGGGATCAACTACTTAGCTCGTAAGCTGGTCGAAGACGACATCGATGCGGTGATTGAGCTGCATTTTAATTCCGCCGGTCCATCAGCCTCTGGGCACGAATGGCTTTACTGGCACACAAGCGAGGGTGGTAAGAAGTTCGCCAGTATCTTGAGCGATGAAATGTCCGCGTCCTTCCCTGACATGAAAGCCAGAGGGGCGAAGCCAAGGACACGTAATCAACGCGGCTCTTACCTGTTGCGGAAGGTGCGCCCTGTAGCTGTGATTGCTGAACCATTTTTTGGGAGCAACGAGGAAGAGTGGGACAATATTAACCACAATCGCGGGGCCTTAGTTGGGGTCTACGCCCGTGCGATTGAAAAGTTTGCCGAAGGATGAGCGTCCCCAAGAGCATAACAATGGGTGGGGTTCGGGTCCGAATCCGCTTCAGAGATCTAGGAGACGACGACTGCTATGGGATGTATTCCCACCGCCGCAAACTAATTGAGTTAGACAAAACCCTCAAAGGGAAAGATCTAATCGAGACGATTCGCCATGAGATGGTTCACGCGGCGTTAGGCATTTCCGGTCTCGCTTACTGCGAAACATACGAAGAGGAGGCCCTCGTTCGTTGTATTGACGAAATATTTTTCCCAGCGTGGGAGCGGTTTACGAAAAGATTCCAAGCTAATGCCAAAAAAGAAATCCAGAGTTAACGAAGCGGGTAATTACACAAAGCCAACTATGCGTAAGCGGCTCTTTGAACGGATTAAAGCCGGATCAAAAGGGGGGCGCAGTGGTCAGTGGTCTGCGCGTAAAGCGCAAATGCTCGCAAAGCTTTACAAAGAAAAAGGTGGCGGTTACCGCAATTAGTCATGGCTAGGTTAAGAAAATCACAGAAATCATTAAAAGATTGGACTGACCAGAAATGGCGCACCAAGAGCGGTAAAAAGTCTTCTGAAACTGGAGAGCGGTATCTTCCAGAAGCCGCCATTAAAAAACTTTCTGCATCTGAATATGCGGCTGGGACAGCTCGAAAGCGTAAAGCAATGCGGTCAGGTAAAGGGCGAGCAAAATACACAGAGGCAGAAAAAAAAGCTTTTTTGAGTGCTACAAACCGAAGACGTAAAAAAACCAAGAGGAAATAACCACAGTGAAAAAAGAAGAGTTTAAACCCCACATGATGTTTGACCCGAAAACGGGTAAAGGTGTCAAAGCAGATACTTATGAGAAGCACTTGGCGCTAAAGCAAAAAGGTTACGTGCATTCCGCACCTAAGAAAAAAGCGGCTAAGAAAAAAGCGGCTAAAAGAAAATCTTTTACTGAGAGTGTTGAAAGTAGAATGAAAAAAAGTGGCTACTAAAAGATTCAAAAGACTACCTTCGGGCAGGATTAGTTACCACGGGGAAACTTTTCCGGGCTTCAACAAGCCTAAGCGTGCTCCCAAAGGGAGTAAGAAGAAGTTTGTTGTGCTGGCTAAACAAGGGGACAAAGTGAAGAAAGTGTCATACGGACACAGGGATTACTCAGACTTTACAAAGCACAAGGACCCCAAACGCCGCGCTAACTTCCGCGCTAGGCACAACTGCGCCACGGCGAAAGACAAGCTTTCAGCCAGATATTGGGCGTGTAAAAAACTGTGGTGATGCCTAGAAAGCTACCCGCCCAATTCAAAAGAGAGCGGAGTAGCAAGTATATTGCATTCACACCCACATCGGCTGACATAAAATTAGCTTTTGAGCGAAGTCAGGCTCTTGGGATTCAGCGGAACTCTTTTACCAAAGGGCAAGGCCGTATGGTTGGCTTTCTTGGGGAGATTGCCTTTGAGTTACTTTTTACAAACGCAGTTTACGTAGGCGACAAATCTTACACACATGACTATACCATTGGTAAAAAGACCATCGATGTTAAGTCAAAGACTTGCACCACTAAACCCCTGCCACACTACACAGCTAGTGTAAACTGCCCTAAACTTAAGAAGCCACAGGCTGGGTATTATTATTTTGTCCGTGTTCTGAAAGACTACTCTAAAGTCTGGATGCTTGGCTGGATAGGCACGCGAACACTGCTACGGGACGCAGAATACAAATTCTGTGGTGACCCTGATGATTATGGCTTTACCTACAAAGTAGATGGATACCACACGGAGATTAGTAATCTTCGTCCACCTGCCAGTTTTTCAGCCTAGCGTGCGTAGCTTTGAGTTTCCTCAAAGCGGATTCAAGTCGGCTTCTCTCTTGGGAATAGTATTCAATTTTTGCTGTGAGCATCGAATAATCTTCTTTAGCAAACATTATTCGGGATTCCACAACGTCAATGTCTTCGTATTCCAAGCCGGTTTCGGTAGTGTCTTGCTCAACACTCATAATTCTAGTTAAGGAGAAGATTTGGAGATGTCAAATCTTTCCTCGACGTTAATACTCCATACCTTGCCGCCACCTTTCCCCTTTGAAGCTACTGGCCGTATCCGCACGTTTGCTTTTCCGGCTTCTTCTAAGGTGGACATCCCCCTTCTTACAAACTCAAGGTTGTTGCTCATACCCACACTCCTTCCGTTGTTCATATCATGCAAGGTCACTTGAAACTCTGTAAGCGTGCCCTCCCATGTGACTTTGTGCGGGTCAATGTCTCTGCACCTTTTAGAGAATATCTCCACCAGTTCCGCAACTGCCGACCTGCTTGAGTTGTCATATGCAGCGGACGCTACAGATTCGTCTATGAAACTAGCCACCCCGAACCTTCCGAAATCTTCTACTTCTTGCGGGGGAGTCCAGTCTAGCAACCACTTGCCGAGATAGGGTAGTTCTTCTTGGATTGTTTTTTCCAAAGTGACATTAGGTGGGAAATCGCTGGTCGCTCCGTCCCTCACTCGTATCGCCATAAGCTTATCCCTGTTGCTGCTATCCAGAGAAGGGATTACCGAAAGACTGTTTGCGTCCATGTTTAGGGACAAGATAACGCGCCCAGACCACGGAATTGAGATCGAGTCTGCATATTTAGCCATGTATTCGATTCTAGGGTTGGCTACGGCCCGCTTAATCAGCTCTGTTGCCTTCCTTTGATCCTGAAATGAACTGGCACTTGTGGTGTCATCAATTACCCACGCGGCCACACGCCCGAGGTCTTTGTTAAATTTAGTGTGCCCTGACAGGTAGTCTGAAGCGTCCGAGAAACCCCCGACCAAACCAGATATCACTCTGTTGGAGAGGAGCGATTTGCCCCGCCCCGTTGGCCCGACAAGGATCAATGCCTGTCCTTGATAAGCGTGCTTATCAACTACCGCTATGTAGAACCTCTTTAACCAAGCAAAGAAATAGTCGATGGTTGGTTGTGGTGTAGAGTTCTCAAACAACTGGTGGAGCCATTGATGGAGGAACGGCCAGTTCTTTGGGTCGCCATCCGAAGCAGGTGCAACAGGCTCAATAGTTGAGGTATTAAGAATCCTGTTGCCGTTGCATTCAACTATTCTGTCTTTTGAGAATATTACTGGGGCTATCTCAGTTATCCTATTCTGGTTACTAATCACCAGCATAGCAGCCTCTACTTCCGAGAGTGTTTGCCCTTTCTTAAGTCTGGTTGAAAACCCGAACTGCCGCAGCTCAAGTATTAGTTGTTCGCGGGGGATTTGAACTGCCGTGTTCTGTAGCAGTTTAAAGAACGTCTTCCCGTTAAACCAATACTCATCAAGAAGGTTCCCCATTTTCTGCTGTTCATAGTCCTCAACGAAACTTGATCCAAATATTTCTCTCCAGCTCAAGAACCCTTTACCCGCTCTGTCTGAGTAACAGATCATACCGTCCTCAGACACCTGACAACCTTCCCTGTCGATACCATCATCAACCCAAAACAACGGTCCTCTCATACCAACCTCAAATTCCCCCATCCACCTATTAGGGAACCTGTTCTCTACTTCAGCGGCTATGACTTCGATTGGGATGGATGTGTCTGTAGTTTGTGGGGCTTTGCTTGATGCCGCTTTCAATAGGGCTGTTTGGGTGACAGAAGAATCTAATGGCGCAGACATCTTTACCCAGTTCTCACCTAGTTCAAAATACTGAGCTGCCTTCAAAGAGCTACTGTCAAAACCAGCTAAGACTTTTTGAAGTTTCAGTGTTTGTTTCATGTTGTTCATGAAGGCATCAAACAACTGCGGGGAAATAGGCAACCCTTCTTCAAATTCCCATACGAGGCGTATGTATCCTGATTGTGTTTTAGACCGCCAAGTTGGGAGGAGTGTCCCACAAGCAATTCCAATATCGGTATCAACGGTTGCCCACTTAACAGGCGCATCGTAGTCCGCTACCACACCGTAAATTATATTAGGTGGATTGTGCCCAGAGATTCTTTCTGCTGGTGCGTCACCTTCAACAAGGCTGTAGAAAACATGATCAGTTGTCTTGGCAGCACACCATGTTCTGAAGTCTGCTTTGTTCGCAAACTTGGGTTTTACTTTTTGTATTACAGATACGTCATGGGTCTTGTGTGCTGCATTGTCTCTCAGGTTCTTTATGTATCTGTATTTAATCATTTTTCATATCGTTGTATTATTGATCCTTCTGCTTCCAGAGGAAGATCGATCCACTCAGGTGGCTTGCTCATCATCTGAACAATATCTTTGTAAACTTCTTCGGCATCATTCTCGTTAGCTTGAACAACTAACTCATCATGGACATGGAATACTATGGTATGTCCTGCGGCGGCAACACGCAGCATCATGTCACTAAATATATCCCTCGCTAAAGCTTGAGAAGCATTTTCGGCAACCAGTCCTCCCCACAGTTTGATTGGAACCTTTTTTCCATTTCTTGGCATCATGGCCACCATGTTTGCTTCTTCCGCTTTGATGCGCCCGTAGTCCAGTGTTCGTCCACTGGGGAGATCCACTGTGAATGATTTTTTCATTGAACACGCTGTTGCAATGTCCGAGCTATATTTAGCCCACAACTTAGTAACACTGGGCATAGATCTCCGATAAACATCTACGGATACATCTGCTTCTTTTGCCGTCATCCCGCTCATTTCTTTGAAGCGTTTTTTCCCAGCACCGTAACCACACCCAAGAACCATCTGTTTCACCTTGTGCCTGAGAGCAGGGTCTTTTTCTTTTAACACCCCACGGTCGTGGTCCCATACATTGAAGCGAATTGCGAATGCTTCGTAGATGTCATCCACGTTGGCAATCTCCTGTAGCATTCCAATATCCCCCGCCAGCCAACACAAGGTGCGAACTTCAATCTGACTTAGGTCTACTACGACTAACTTTTCCCCTTCTGGCGCTGCAATCAAATGCCGCAAGTTCACACCAAACATCTCACTGCGGGGGAGGTTCTGGAGGTTTAAGTTCCCACCCGATCCACTGAAGCGTCCAGTATGCGCCCCGAAATACATGATGCCTCCGTAGAATCTCTTATCGGGCATCGTTGCGTAATCAAAAGATTGTATTTTCTTTTTAAGGGCATTGATGCGCCGCCAGTTTTTCACTGCGGATACCCACGGATGATCTTTAGAATTCTCATCAATCCACTTTTGAGACTCTTCGTTTGTTGCAGCCAGACTAGCTGGCGGCTCCAGCCCAACTTCCCTACATGCGTCGTTGAATGCTGCTCGACTCAAAAGTGGCCTGTCCCCATTCCAAGGGATTGATTTCTCGACCCGAAACAACTCCTCTTGGATGACCTCCAACTGCACCTTCACCAGTTCAATGTCGATAGGCACTCCTGTCTGAACGATCTCCCTGTTCAGCTTGCTGATGTTCCGTTCTATTTCTGGCCATTGCCTACTGTGTTTGAGCCAGAGCTTCAGACATAGTTCCGAATCTTTCAGAGCATATTCCAGAACTTCCTTTTGAAGTTCAGGCTTCATCTTTTCCCACCGCTTACCGGACATGCGGTCACGGGTGGTTTTGACAACAGGCTCGCCTAGCGATTCTTCTGATGCGCCTTTAAGTGAGCGAGGCAACCTGCAATACGCTGCCATATCCGCTGTGCAATACCATGCGTGCGGCGTGACCTCCGGCCACCACTCTTGCTTAACTCCATATAGATATAGGGTCTCATCGAAAGATGCGTTATGTGAAAGGACAATATTACCGTTAAGCAGATCCCATTGAAAGAAATCAGGATGCCCGACAAACTTTGTCCCATCTGTCCCGACTACTGAAACCATGTAGGCTTCAAAGTCTGGGTGTGAAAAATAACCTAAAGACCCAAGGTTCTTTATCGAGCAGGTCTTGTCGTAGTATGTCTCAAAGTCTAATGCGTAAATATCCACAGGCACAAAAAACCCCACTCCCGAGTGATGGATCAGGAGTGGGGTTAGGTAGCGGGTGTGGGAGAATGAACAAAAAACCCACACACCCAAAGTTTCACTCCTCAAACTGCACGAACGGATCGTTGGCAGGATCAGTCGCATCCACCGTTGCAGCTTCAGCAAAACTATACTGAGTCTGTTCAGGGGTGTGCTTGAGTCCCAACTCAAACGTCTCCTTCATCACTACAAGATTAACCTTCGCGGTTTCTGCCTTGTCGATCTGAATATCAAGTTCGTTGATTGCTAAAGCCAATTTGTGAATTTCTTCTTTAATCAACTCACGGCGGGGGTCCGCTTCAGCGACTACGCCACCTGCCTCAACTTTAGCCTTACTTTTTTTCTTAGCCATAGGTGGTTAACCTTTTCTAAAGTTTTCGATAAACTTTACTACCTCCTTGGGCACCGTGTCTTCCGTATCTTGCACGGTAAGGCTGGGGGCAAAGTAGGTGACCTTGCCCTCGATCTTCACAGGGGTAAGCTCCCAGAAAACACCGTAGTATGGTTCATCCACTCGCGTGCTCATATGCGTGATAAGCCGCTTATAAGTATTTTTATAAGCTACCTTAGCCACGTTCATCGTGCCGATCGCATACTTAGTTTTGCCGATCTTAAAAGGGAACGCACCACCCCCCTTTACATCTTCCGGCTCTGGGAACATGAGGGTAACATTAGCGAACTCGATCAACGGATACTCTGTATCTGCCTTCAAGAGTGCAAGGTCTTCTTCCGTGTATACGGAGCGTGCCATCTCCCCGACCCCAAAAGGTTTGTCCTCACGAAAGCCTTTGACTCCTGAAACTGGAATTGCCGTGATGGGGCAATCAAGCTCAGTCAAGACATGCCTTTTATCGAGAACCACACTGCCGTGAGGGGCTTCTATCTGGGATACCGACTGAACCACATTAAGTCGTGGGATATCGATGTCTTGTGCTGTGGGTTCAAACCCCCCAACGATAGGGGTGATTTCTGCGGGGGCTTCTTCTGCTGCAATAATATCTGTTTCGCTCATTTCTTGTAACAATGTAACATTTACTTCTCCGAAAGGGTCCACCTCTCTGGAGTGCGGGTGATAATGTCTTGATCTTCGCAAGCGTCAAGAAATTCTTCCACATTTTTTCCTTTCCCCTGTTTTTTAGCTACGAGCTTAGAGATTTTTGTGACGCTCAGTGATGCTTCTGCAAGGAGATCCTGTTCAGTAATCCCGTGCTGTTTGGCTAACTCGATCATCCCTTGGTTGTCAGATACCTTTCGAGATGAACCCATAGACCGTAGAGTGAACTGATTGTATTCAGCCCCCTCTTTTGCAACCTCGATTGCCTTCTTGCGAATCATATCCGCCCACTTTGAGAGCACAGCACTGACCGCAAACATCTTCTCAAGCTCCACGGGGTCATCGACTTTGCCTACATCGAATTGTGGGAGGTCCGCATCAAGTTGTTCCGCAACTTGCTTTGCTAATCCACCAAGAGCAGGACACCGTTCTTCGTGGCGACAAAAACCACAAACAGCAGTGGGCTTAAGAGCTTTCCTTTCTGGGGTTCCACTGTCCCATTTTGGGCGTGAGATTTGCGCGGACTTAATCACTCCAGTGATTGCTGCTTGTAAAGCGAGAGTGTCCTTTCGTTTAAATGTGTGGTGGAGGGTAGCCGATCTCTGTGGAACGTAGAACACAAACGTGATTTGCGTAAGATCTGGGAACCGTTGGAACGCACCGATTGTGTATGCCCAAGCTTGCCAGTTACATTCTGGAGAATCAATTTTTGATACCCCCGTTTTGTAATCAGCCATAACCGCTGTCCCGTTATTGAAAATTGTCAGGCGGTCGCATGTCCCCCATGTAAGCACGCCATCGTTGAGTTGGATGTCCAACGCAATCTCCATGTGATCTTCCTCAACTTCGTCCTTCCCTTGTGCAATTCGCAGGAACTCGTCCTCCTCCTCTACGATCTGCTGATAGATATCTACCTCGTCGGCACCTCTAAGCGCAGAAGGGTCTCTTACTTCAAGAGCCTCATGGATTCGCGTCCCCTTTTCAGCCGCTTGCGAAGTTCCATCCTTGCCGTGATACCCACTACAGGTTGCTAAATACTTCAGTGCTGATGGGGAAAATTCGGCGTGGTCTCTGTCTGCGTGTTGAGGTTGCATACCCCCATTTACAAACTCTTTGCTCGTTTAGTCAAACAGTAACGTGCAATCAGGAAAGCGTCGATCATCCCATCATCTGGAGTCCTGCACCGCTTATTACGTAGCCAATTCTCCTCTGGAGCCATTGTTTGGGCCATATGTAAAGCTGCTTGTTTACTTTTGCCTTTAGCAACAGGCCCCAACATTTCTTTCTGCCATTTGTGAACTGAGACCCTGCTGACCGTGTATCCGCAACATTCGGCCATGCCCATGAGTTTACCAAAACTAAGCGCCATAGATCGGACGGCTTGCGAACTTTTTGCAAAGCCGAGTGGCTCCTCAACAGCAAGAATGAAACTTGAGTTCAGAGAACCCAGCCACGCTTTGATTTTTGACGCATCGATTTCAGTTTTCTTTGATCGGTGCATCGTGGGCATTGAGCACTTGGCAAGGATGTTCCCATCTGGCTCAGATATGGCGCAGAGACCCCCTTTCAAACCGTTGTCAATCCCTACAATCAAAGCGCGTGCGCTGAAATTATTATTCCGTCTCCGTGAGCGGGTGTGAAGTAGTCGTAACCTTTTTGCAATGACCGCAGGTAAAAGACATCCTTCGTAGTTTCTGGGATCACACGGTAAAATTTCCCAACCCGTTCCTGAACGACGAAATGAAATTCGTTCTTTGTGCTACTGTCTTTTCGCACAAGAACTTTTGGGTTGTGCTCAACCACCCTGTTTTCAAAAAAGTTACTCATCGATAATACTTGAATCGAGGAAACACGGTGTATCTGGACCCAAATCTGTTTGCATCAACTGTTGCAAAGCCATCCCAGCTTGCTCTTCTGTAAGTCCGTGTTTTTTCTTTAGCAACGCAATCGTCATACTAGAAGAATAGCACGCAATAGATGGGTGTTGCGGGTGCTCCACAACGCCAAGCAGAGCTTCTTTTAGTTCTTCAAATAGGACCAGTGTCCTCGTTGATTCATCGTTTTCATCATCAAACCCCATATCTAGTTTTACCCCTACTTGCCGAGTAGCATAAGGGTCGTCTAGTGGGTTATAATTAAACCCCTCTGAATCAAAGTTGTTGATCATTTGGTTCAATATCAATCACTGGTTGCACGCTCCCCCCACCTTTATCTGCTTTTGAATTATTTAGGATTGAAATGTCTATCTGCATTTTGCTGTTACCTCCCGATTTCGCACCAAGGCCGAGACTGCGCCTGATTATCTGATCCAGTTGATCAAGATCTTTGACTGTTTTTGGACCGCGCAAGTTTTTGATATTATCGCGCATGAGCTTGATTCCTTGAGCTGCGATGTAATGCTGGTATTGTTCAGCCGGTGTCGCTTGGTTTTCCGCAATCTCTAAGATCGTTCGGTCTTCTTCAGTGCGAGCGTCATGTTGGGCACTCAAGATAGCTTCTCTAGTTCGCTTATCTAAGTTGTCCTCTAAGTCTTTAGCTAGCTCATCGGCATCAAACTCAACATTAGCTTCAGGACTAACTTCTACAGGCTTTTCGTAAGCCATCCCTTTTTGATTCTTTCGTGGTGGTAGTCCTAGTTTTTTAAACCACCTGCGGACTGTCCCTGAATGGACCCCCAGTTCTTTCGCAATGGCCACGGTTTTCCAGTCAGCGTGATACATTTTCAACGCCCTGTCCTGTAAAGTTTCTTTCGGTTTGTCAGGCAACACAGTTTTTACTAAATTACTTAAGTAGTATGGCGAAGAAGAAGCGGTCCTTCAAGACGATACTGGAGCCACGCATCGATCCAAAGACCAAGAAGATGGATGTTGGGGGGCTGCTCATACCCCCAACGAGTCTCTTGACAGGGTTATTGTATGGTTTTGCAAACCACGATGCTCCACGCGCAAAGGAGTTTTACTTCTGGCGTGTGTGCGATGAGCTTTGGAACAACGCAGATTTACCAGAAAAGCTTATGGTAAAGCATCCGTGGGCTGAAAAAATGATACGGGCTGCAATAAAAAATAAATATCTGTCGATTGGTGGTTCTGCATCATCAGGAAAAAGCCACACGATGGCCGCGTGGGGCATTGTCAACTGGTTATCGCAACCACAGGATACCCTTGTTTTGATGACATCCACTACTTTGCGGGAAGCAAGGAAACGGATATGGGGTTCTGTAATGACGCTGCTTACCGTTATTGAAGGCGCACCAATAAAGATAAGAGACTCAATAGGTAACGCAAGTTACGTAAACGAAAATGGAACACTCATTGAGAGGGCAGGACTTTCACTGGTAGCCGCCGAGAAAGCAAGAACGCGGGAGGCGACCAATAAGCTTATCGGTATAAAGCAAAAACGAGTTATCCTGATTGGGGATGAGCTTTCTGAGATTTCTGAAAGCATCGTAAACGCTGGTCTGACAAACCTTTCTAAGAACCCCCACTTCCAAATGATTGGGATGTCTAACCCGAATAGCCGTTTCGACGCTTTTGGGGTTTGGTCTGAACCTAAGAATGGATGGGACTCTGTTGACACCAATGTCGATGACACATGGAAAACTAAGTGGGATGGTCGGTATTTAAGGCTCGATGGGGAGCGAAGCCCCAATGTCCTCGCAGGGGAGGTTATTTATCCGTGGCTTCCCACACAGCAAAAGCTTGATGAGGATAGAGCTTTGTTGGGGGAAGAGTCGCGGGGTTATATGCGAATGGTCCGTGCCGTATTTTTTGACTCTGATGAAACTACAGGCATATACACCGAGAATGAGCTGACCATGAGCGGGGCCATGAACCGTGTAGAATGGGAGGGGGCAACTACCAAAGTAGCGGGGCTTGACCCTGCATTTACAAACGGGGGTGACCGGACCATTTTATACACTGCTACTGTCGGGTATAATAAAAACGGACATTACGTAATAGAGTTCGGCAAGGCTATTCACCTTAATGATGACGCGACAAACAAAGCGGTCCCTCGCACATATCAAATTGTCCGACAGATTAAGGAGCACTGCGAAAAAAACAAAATTCTGGCAGAGAATGTAGCCGTTGATGCCACGGGAGCGGGCGCTCCTTTTTGTGATGTTCTCGCGGGTGAGTGGTCGAACAAATTCATGCGTGTCGGATTCGGGGGGAAAGCTAGTGACAAGAGGGTAAGTGCTAGTAGTCAGTTAGTTGGAGAAGAACTCTATATGAATAGAGCCTCTGAACTGTGGTTCGTTGGAAAAGAATTGATGCGGACCAAGCAGGTGTTCGGAATCACTGCAAATCTGGCCAGTGAAATGACCAGCCGAAACTACGACATGGTAAAAAGCGGAACGCTACGTGTTAAAATCGAGTCCAAGCCTGAGTTTAAATCTAGGTTTGGCAGCAGCCCAGACCTTGCAGACGCAGCGTTTCTAGCCTTGGATTGTGCTAGACAGCGTTTGGGTCTGGTAGCAGTTGACCCCCCTAAAGAGGGCGCAAAGAATTATAATAAACGCCCAAAGACAATTAAGGATCTAGGGAGAGCTTTGCAGAACTCAGGTGCTGTTTTGCTTGATTGACATGAAAAGCCTTAAATCATAATATGCTAAAGCATTTTAGCAACCTTTGCGATGGCGCTTTTCCCTGACGATCTTGGTAATTACACGACGGGCAACCCCATGCTTGATTTTCTCTCAGGTGCGGACGGTGCTTCCTCTCCAACAGCCCCCGCTTCTACAAAAGGCACCGCTTCTACAAAAACAAACACAGCTACATTACCAGAAGCCGCAAAAGCAGAAGCAGAGCGGAAGAAAAAACAGGAGGAAGAAGAGGAGCGTAAAAGAAAAAAACGCGAAGCTGAAAAAAAAGCTGCGCTGAAACAAGCAGCTCCTAAACGAGACACAGGTGTGCAGGGAGCTGGAGCTTTAGGTGCTTCATCTACCTCAAGAACTTCACCTATGGCCCCCTATCGAGGACTTGGTAAGAACCCGAACACACGGATTAAGCAATACGGAGGCACTGTTGGCCTTTAACAAAATTACATTATGAGCACAGGAATCATTCCACTTCAAGGAGGCAACATCGGCCCATTCAACCCTTCTGCGGGAGGCAACATCGGCCCTCGTTTTTTTCCGAACGCTGGCCCAAGCATAAGAAATGTAAGAGGTCGGGTTGTTCCTCCAACCCCTCCACCTGTGCCCGCACAAGGTGGGAATTTATTGATGCGTGGTGCCCCCGCTGCTTCTGGAGGGCTTGGTGCTATAGGAAAAAGGGTTTTACTCCCAGCGTATCTTGGCTATGAAACCCAAAAACGCCTACCACACACAACCGAACTGCTAGGGTTTCTAAAAGATGGGGAAGAAGGGGTTTTAGAAGCGAGGGAAAAAAGAGCTGAGTTGTTACAAGCAGACAGAGACACGTTTAGCGGGGGTTATAGTTTAGGTGAAATGGCAGATCGCGGCATAGCTGCGGTTTTTAATCCTGTATCTTTTGCTTCTGCTAATATTACTGGCCTTGCAGAATTGGCAGGAATTGGAGAAGGTAACTATACAAACTTTGCTGCTACGGACCCAATGAATGTTGGAGCCAGAGGTGAAGCAGGTGAGGAGGCTAAGGAATTAGGCATAAAAAGAAGTTTGGGGAGGCGGGAAGTAATTAGTGATATGTTTCAGGGCCTTGAAAACGAGGGCCTTGAATTCACACCCCAAAAGTTTTTTGACGTAAATAGAAGTGCTTCGCGTAATGCGGGTCGTTTTTTGATGGGTCGTCCTGCTGATCCTCAGTTTTCTGAGTCTGAAAAAGAACAGATTTTAGAAACTGAAAGGCTGGCAGCAGAACGTAAAGGGCGTAGCCCACGTTCTTATGAAGAAATAATGGAAAGCAAACAAAGAGCAACTGCTAAGAGTGCTAAGTTGTTTTTTGATCAGGGCGATAGGGAATACCTTGCAAACCTTGCAAAGAATGACCCCGAGCGGTTGATGAATAAGTTTGATGTTCGTGGCGCTAGGACTGGTTTTGATGATGATGGAAACCCTGTTTATGACAGCACGCCAGATGGAAAACTGGACCCCGAAGAAAGAATGTTGCTGTTTAATCCTAAAACTGGGATCAAGCAGATGCGTGCTGATGATGAAGCAGTCGCTAAGAAAAAAGCAGACGAGGAAGCAGCAGCTAAAAAAGAACGTAAAAGGGAACGCAAACTAATGCGTGATTTTGATGATGAGGTTTTTGATGATCTCATGCGTTCTGAGAAGCAGAGAGAAGACAACGAGAAAGCTCAAAGAAGAGCAGAACGTCGATTCATGCGCGACCTTGATGATGAAGCTTTCAGCGATCTGATGTATGAAGGTCGGCAAAGAGATGCGGGTCGGCGTGCCTTAGCTAAAGATTTAGAAAGCCAATTTGCTTACAGCGACCGCCCGTCGAGCGCATTCCAAAATCCAGAGACCAGAGAGAAGTTGATGGTTGATGCGTATAGAAGGGGGAAAGAATTAGGACTTAGTGAAGGGCAGATACAAAGATTTCTTAGCAACCGAAATCTTTTGGATAGAGGGTTCAGTGAATCTTACGAAGACTTCTATAACAGGAACACGCAAGGTGGCGGCTTGAGCATCGGCAAGCTGGGGGCCAGACGACAAGTTGGTTCCAGAGGAGGTGCTGTAACCACCGATGCGGGTCGGCAAGCGCAATCCAGAAGGGATGAGTTAGCGCGACAAATAGCTTTACTCAATATGCAAAGAGGTTCAAGGGTATCACAGCAACCTCTGTTTAATCCTGTGGAGTCAAATCCCCAATTCGGAATGGTGCGCCCCATTGTCGGGTATAGACAGACAATGCCGCCCCAACCAATATATGGTCCGCCCATGTCGTCCCTTACAAACACAATGCCTAGTTCGTAATGGCTACCTTCAACCCTATCGCGCCTGACGAAATCTACGGTGCTCTCCAGCCGCAAAACATGGCTGGGGGTATGCGCGGTCAGATGTTTGGACCTGAAACAATAGCAGGTATGCTACCTACTGATGATATGAATCAGAGGGAGCGACAAGCAGCTATGCAGGATGTGCAACAAATGCAGAGCATGTTGAATGCGGCAAGGGCACGGCAGGATAAAGCGGCTATTGACATGGAGAAGTTGCGTATGCAGCAAGAGTCCCATCGCATGGCAATGCGGGCGGCAGACATCAATGCGAGAAAGTCTTTGTTTGATTTGCAGAAAACTATGGAAGATTCCAAGCGCGAGTCTACCATCATGCAAAGGATGCCAGAAGTTTTGAGTCAGCTTGATGCAATCGATAAAGATCCTGAACTTAATAACTTCCAAAAAGCTAGCGAAGCCGCCCGTCTAAGGGGGCGTTATTCAATGGATATTGGGCAAGTTCCCTCTCTTGGTGGTCTTTTTGACGCATATCAAACTTCCATCGGATCTAGGAAAGCGAGCGAGAAAGAAAAGTTTGAGCGTGGGTTCAGATTTGGTCAGGTAGGTTTTGATCCCGACACAACAAATGCTGAGTTTGCAGCGGGTATGCGTAAGCGGACGCAGGACAAAGCTGACAAAGCGGCGGCTGCGCTAGCAAAAGAAGACGAGTTGACTTTTCTTAAAACAAGAGAAGGTCTTTTCTCAGATATTGAAAAACGTATTAACGATTTAGATACGGTTGGGGTTCTTGCTGACAAACCTGATTTAGAGGGTTTAGGAGACTTAGATGAATCAACAGCCCTTGCTATTGGAAGTTTGCTTGACGGATCTAAAATAGATCCGTCTAAGCCGAAACAATACACACCCGAAGCAAGAGTAGAAGCTGTGGACCTCGCCATCAGGATTGGCACCCTTCAAGGGATGAATAGGGCACAAATAGAAGAGTTCATTGGTCAGTCCTCTGATATGACTAAGTTTGTGCCCACGCTTAAAAGAAAACTTTACGATCTCAAGGTAGAAAATATCAAGAGACAAGGAACCATTTTTGGATACGACTCCGAAACTAACTCCAGCCCTAACAAAATAGGCGACTGGGGGCCTTAATACACATACACCTACATAACCTAGTCTTGCTGCTATGTCAGAAGAACCGTTTAACCCGCTTGATCGACTCAATCTAACAGGCCCCGATGGGCCTTTGTCTGTCAATAAACTAGAAGTTACCAGCTACGACGATTGGTCAAGTGGTCAGCCTTCCCAAGATCCTATTCAGGCGCACCTTGGTTATGGGGATTACCTGCGCGAAGAATACATAAAGAATAAAAGCTACAACGAAGACGTTGAAGTAAGTATTCAAAGTGAATTAGGCGAAGCACTAGCTGCAAAAGGTCTTCTCACAAATGAGAATAGTGATGCCGTTGTATCTCAGATAGACGCATACAACGAGCCAACACTAGATCAACAAGTGCGCGACATGGTAGCGCACACTTCATTGGAGCAAGATGAATGGCACAACGGCAACGCCTACCTTGAAAGGAATGAGGGTGTTAAAACGCCTGAAGAGATCGAGCGGTTAACGGAAAACGCTCTCGCTTCTGTCAACGCGACACGGAACGATGTGCTCCAAGCAAAGCTAGATGCGGGCGAGATTAGTTTTGGAAGGTTTACTGACGCTCAAGGCAACAGTTTCATCAAGGCGGGTGACTCTGCTATGGATTTGCCACTACATGAAGCCTTGCGTAGATCAAAAGCGGCAGGGGGAGGTGTTAGTCTGAGTGACGCAATAGGCATTGAGCAGGTTGGTTTGCTTAAAGTAGCTGATGGGATGAATATCCCCCGCTACAAAATGATCCAGCTTGGTGAAATTGAGAGCTTGGTAAGATCTGAAATAGCTAATGATGATAATTTGTCTATCCAGTTAGAAGCCATTGGTAAAAGGATGGCTGAGAGAGACTATAGTTCTTTTGATCATTTTGAAGAAGGGTTCAGAAAATCAGTAGGGAGCACTGTCAGAACAATTTTTGAACCTATTATTGGAACCCTTGGAGGTTCCATGCCCTCTGGGGTAGCACGCGAAAAAGCGATTGATCAGGCAATGCTCGATGACATCGACTCGACTGTTATGCGTGTTGCTAAGAAGTTTAATAAAAACCCAGAAGACGTTCGGTTGGCTATTCAGGAAGTAGCCATTCAAAATGCGCCACTTAAAGTATTTAAGGATAAAGACAAATTAGCTCTTAACATACGGGATGATGGGTATGGACTGCCCTTTGTCCCTGTCGCAGTAAAACTCGATGACGATCTGTTTGAAAAGTCTCTTGCGGCTAGGACAGATCTCACTGCGGCTACAAAGAAAGCCATTATCGCAGAACGAGATTTCTTTGCTACAAATCACTTCAGTAACATTTCAAATATACTTGCGAACTCAGACCTTTCTAAGAAGTGGTTGGATCATTTGAATGCTGGGCGGGCTGCTAAAGTTTCCGACAAGGAAATACTTTTTTCGTTTACATCAAACGAAGATAACAAACCGTATTTGGATCTTCCTATTTTTGGTGATCTTTATCTCAAAGGCAGCGATATCACCCGTCCATTTTCGACTGCGTTCTCTACAGTCTTTGCATTGTCAGGGGCCGACTGGGCCAAAAAACATTTGGCTAATGTAGCCGAGGACCAGAATAACCGGAGAGAAATCGCTGAACTTTTTGGTGGCAAGTTGGGCATTGCTCAAGACCTTGCAACATTGATTCCTGAAGTAACTGTAGATATTGGGGCTACTGCACTACTAACTAGGTTCGGAGGCAAGGGTGTTGCAACCAAAGCTGCTGCTGTTAAAGCACCGCTCTACGCGAGCATGACAAAAAAAGGTGTCCTAAAAGCACTAACAACAAATGCTTTTAGGCGTGGTGTGGGTGAAACTACCGAAGAACTCGCAGAAAAGTTAGCGTCACAAAAGCTAATCCGTAGTGCTACCAGTAAAACAGCACTAGAAGCCCTTGAAGCTTACAACAAAGTAAACCTGAAGAACTTAACTGTAGGTGCTATTGGGATTACAGCAGCGAACAGATCCTCTGGGGCGACATACGGGAGTGTTTACAACTCTATGTTGAAATCTGGGGCTTCTGAAGAAGAGGCTCATGACAGAGCACTGGGAACTGGCATGGTTGCAGGTGCCGTCACTGGATTAGTCACAGGTGGGTTCTCTTACTTTGGTCGCGGTGGTATGGAAGATGCCCTTTTGAGCGGTATGTCCTACCGCAACATGAAAACTGTCACTGAGCGTATTGTTCAAAAAGCACCTTACGCAAAATTAGATGGTGTGTCCGATGCTGTTTTCCAACAAGCAATCAAAGATTCTACGAAAGCAGTTCTGAAAGGTAACTTTTTTGGCAAGTCGTTTGTCAAAGCGGGGGCGGAAGAATTTGCGGAAGAGTCAATAGATGAATTTATAAATACCTTTGTTACGGATGCAGGTCTTGAACAAGACACTCCGTTCTTTGACCACCTCAAACATTCCCTGTATGCAGGAACACTTGGGGGTATCTTGGGTGCTGGCGCTCCAGCGGTGAACGCAGCCGCAAGAAGACTGCGACCTGATCTTGTGGGAGATCTTATCCAAGACGCTACCCTTGAGCAGAACCTAATCAACGATATTACAAACCGTCTTAGGGAGAGCAACAGTAGTGTTACTGCTGATGTTGTCCGAGATATTCTTACCAGAGACCTTACTCCTGACGCAGTTAGAACTCCAAGTCAGGAAGATATTGATGCACAAGAACTCGCACAGCAGGACGATAGCGAGGAGGTAAAACAACAAGCGCAGTTTCTCCTTGAGATCATGCGGTCAACTCCCGAAGACCAGATCCAAGAAGAAGTTGATGCTGTGAGGAAACAGAGAAGATCCAGAAAATACAGATCTGCTTACGCGCATAGTTCATTTGGTGATCAAATGGCTTACAGAGAAGATTTAGCGCAGCCCGTAATTATAAACGAGAAAGGTGAAGTGTCTGACTTGGCAGGTGTCGGGCTTACTCTAAGGACAGCGGAAGGGATAGACGAGTTTGATTACTTAGAGATGGGGATCGCTGTAGAAGATCTACCCAGATTGGAGAAGTTGATTCGCGCCAATCCAGATATCCTTGCGATGCCTGATTCTGAGTGGGCTACATATGACCCAGACTCTGGCGTAAGGGATTTCCGCGATCTCGATTTGACTAAAGATCTTTTAAGTTCTTTAACAGAAACAGAATACGTTCAACTGGGGAGACTGCGTGACAGAAACAAAGTTTTCTACGCTGGCGGGGATACGGTTTACGAAACAATGCCAGCCGAGGCAGTCCAACAAGCTATTATAAAAAGCAAGAACGTAGAAAATAAGAAGCCAACAAGCCAGATTGAGAGTGATGAATTCTTCACGGCTTACCATCTTTGGGAAATAGTTAATGAAGAAAGTGGGCAGCAAGAAGTATATTCCAGAGGGCAATACTTAACTAAAAAAGAAGCAGAGAAAGCAGCGGGCTTTAAAATGGAACTTGGTGGAGATCCTTCCGTGGAAGAGTTCCAAGCAAAGTCTAAGGTTAAGAGGGTAGATGATGACGGCAATGAAACTATAGTAGATCACCCGCTATTGGTTAAAAAAACCCGTGGAGAGGGAAAAGAAAAACCACGCACACCTAAAACGGTCACCAAGTATGAACTTGTTCGTGAAGGTGCGGTTGAAACGGAGGAGGTAGTAGAAAACATACCCGCAACAACTTTCAAAAAAGGCAATAAGGTTAAGTTTGTATTTATACTTGGCGACACAGAGTTTGAGGAGGGGGTAGTTGACAAAGATTACGATGGGGACGGGACGGTGGATGTCGCAGACTTAGATGGCAACGTATTCGGACTAGACCCAGAACAAATAATTACGGGTAAAAAACAAGCTACTAAAACCAAAGAGAAGAAAAGCGCCGATAAAGTTATCGGGACTTTTGATACTGAAGCTCAAGCACAAGCTGCGGCTAAAAAAGCAGAAGGAAAAACATTTGTTCGTAAGGTAACTAAGTCTGATAACGAGACAGTTTCTGTTGGGGATACTGTTAGTCAAGCTACTGACGAAGGTGGTGATCCTGTAATCGATAAGGTCCACGAAGAGTTGCTGGACCAAATCCAACAAAAAAATAAACGGATTAAGGTCCGAGACAAGGATGGCACTCCAAGATTTACTAAGGACGAAGCGGCTAAGAAATTTGCAGAGCTTCTTGAGAAAGAAGAATCTAAAAAGCAGAAAAAAGAACTCACAGCGCAAGAAAAATTTGAGGCCATCCTTAACAAGATAAATAAAGAAGAAAACAACGGGAGTCTTAGCCCCGATGCGGCTGAGATTGCTAAAGGCAAAGTATTAGGAAAACGCCTCAGAGAACTCACAAGGAAGAACAAAATAGAAGAAGCCAAGAAAATGGTGGCTGACGCAATTTCTTCTGGGAAGCCCGCTTACATTTACGATAGCAGCACTAAAAGTCTCAGGGAGGCTAAAATAAATGAGAAGACTGGGAAGGTTACTTTCAGTAAAAAGTCACGCCCCGTATTTGTAGAAAACATCGCTGGGGAAAAAGTATTCATTACGTCTAGTAGAGTTAGCGGCAAGACGGTGTTCCACAAAGTGGGAGAACAACCAGCAGACCCTGCGGGTGCCGGTGTTGTTTTCAGAACAAAAGAAAACTTTGTCAAATTCTTGGAAGCTGGGTTAGATGTTACTGACCCAGTTAAAAATGTAAACTGGGCGGGGAATGTAAAAGCAAGCGAGCTTGAAGCGTTAAATAGAATTGTAGAAAATGGGCTACCCATAATCGGTGCTATGAGTGCCGATTCAGGCAGAACATTTGGTGTCGATACCACACGAAGAAATAAAAGACCGTTCTACAACAAGATGCGGCAGTTAGTAGCCGAAAGGATATATAACCTGTTCCCAGTCATCAATGTGCGGCGACCCGTAAACGGGAAAGCTATTTACGCGAAGACCGCATTGACCGCTTATTCCCCGTGGGAGTTTATAAAAACCCCCGCAGGGCAAAAACTAGCGGCAAAGAAAGTAAGGACTACCTCACTTCGGCCAACAAATATTGGGGGTGTGTTCAGAGCGATTGCAGAAGCGGTCCCCATTTTAGAGCTTGATAAGAACAATAAACCTAAAGCACATAAACCTGTTGCCTTCGTTGATGAAAATGACGAGGGGGTCTTTGACAATGACCCAATATCCATGAAGGTTCTATTGGAAGAAGGCTACAGTGTTTATTTCCCAGACGATTTTGTTGGTAGGCTAAACCCAGCATTCCGGTTTGCAAAGATAGGGACACGGCAGAAGTTGGTTGATATCAGGGGTGTTGGCTACACTGGGGATATTAGCAGCGTCAAGCAACGGAAAGCTGTAGTTGGCGATATCAATGTGGAGGGTTTCAGAAAAAAGGTAAAGTTTGCGTCTAAGTTCTTACGTAGAGGAACCGCTCAAGATGTTGAGATTGACGACCCTAATAAGAGAGGTGCTAAGACCACACTCCGTCAAATGTTGATGGATCTCCATGACACAATCAACAACGCTTTCAAAGCTGAGACGTATGACCCCAAGGATGTTCAAGTAACTTCCATAGAAGAAACCTTTAAGTTTAGAGCTGATGAGCTTAAAGAGTTAGATGCAAGTTTAGATAGGGCGAACAAGCGTTTGGCAACTGGCACTCCAGAAGAGCAGGAAGAAGCAGCACGGCAAATAGAAACGGTAAAAGCCAGAAGAGATCGCTTCTATGAAAACCTACGGGTTGATGTTTTAGCCGAGGCCAAAAAAATAGCTGACCCTGAAATCGAAAACCGTATTGCTACCTACGAAAATCTTTTGTTTGAACAAAGGGCCATTCAGGAGCGGCTAGGTTTAGCAGCCGGTGAAAAGGAAGTCGCTGGTAATCAAACGCAGATAGACGCTAACTATAGAATTATAGAACAAGCTGTATTCAAGAAAGAGGCAATCGCAAGGAGCGAAGGTCTTGGTGTGACACAAGATCCTTTTGTAGCACAAAATAAACTGCAAAGTTACCTCAAGCCCAAGCGTAAACAGCTCCCTTTAACTAAGGGTAATTTTGAATTAGCCGCTAGGCAATTACAGGTTGAGTATGCCCAAGAAATTTTGTTTTACCAACTTAAGCTCCAGTTGGCGGACCCTAAAATTTCTGATGTGGAAGAAAACGGGGCCATCGTGATTAAGGAAGAGCAGATAGAAAAAGCCATCAATATCTTTCTTAAGAATGTAAACCCGACTGCGGGAGCAAACCCTAAAGCTAAAAAAGGAAGTGACTACAGAGGGTTGAAGTATGACGCTAAAGGAAGAGTTACTAAAGCGAGTAAGATAGAGTTTGCTTACTACATCCTTAATTCCCAGATTGATACTAGGGTTGAGAAGGTTGAAAAAGGAGACAACTATCAAAAAGTATTCAAGCGATACTTTGAAGATCGCATCCTTCTGCGGGATGGAGTCAGCGAAAGAGATCGTATGCCTTCATTCGCTGATGTCGGGCAGAAAATCACTGACCGAATTCTTAAACAGCAAAGATTAAGAGGGTCTGCGGAAAAAGAAAGCCCCTTTAATTCTGAGAGAGCTACAACGCCTGACGAGGTTGACGCTCTCAATTTGGAAATGGATCATTTTGTTGAAATGAGAATGGGCGTGGGGGAGATCGACGCTTTGTTAGAGGGTGTCCAAATGGATGTGGTTGATATTATCAACCAAGATCCTGCGCTAGAACAGCAACTCGATGCTCTTCTGAAAGAGGGGCCATTTGCACTGAGCACTACTGATTTCTACCTCAGATTAAATGTTGAAGAGAAATGGTCAGAACTTGTTGCGTTCAGCAGACAAGGCAACATGGAAGGTAATTCAGCTCCTATCGCGTTCTTGCAAAACATACGTAAGCTTAATTCCCCAGCGGCAGTTAAACTGCACAGGGCATTGCGTCTTTTCAATATTGGTAATTTAGAGTTTGGGAACAAAAACCCATTTATTCTTGAAGAGCAATTTAGGGCGTTTGATTCTGAACAGATCTTAAAAGACGAAATAGCTGCTTTGGAGGGAGAGGAAATAGACGGGGTAGTAAGAAGCAGGGACGAGCTTCTCAGGTTTGCTGATGAGATTCTCGATGCAAAGAAGTATGTGCGCTGGCTTACCGATGAGGTAAGAGCAATAGAAACCCAAAAAGGCAGGGTTATTGATGACTTCAAGGCTAGGGCCAAAGCGTCTAGTCTGCACAAAATCATCAAAGCCTACAGTTCACACAAGAGTTTCTACTCTGGTTCAGCTGTTGAGAACGCAATAGACCGCGCTGTTGCAATAGATCGTAATAGAAAAGTGGCTATTCTTCTTGGTCTAAAAGAAGGTAGGAACGACACAGAAAGAATTCTAAATGCCCTTAAGAAAATTGCTGTAGATGATTCACTAAGCGAATCACAACAAAATGCGGCAAGGATTCTTTTGATGAAGCCAACATATGTTGAATTTATACTTGATCAAGGTGGTGGGTCATATGCGGGTAGAACCAGAATAAAAGACGATGGCCGTATTGAAGTAGTCTTAGACATAGCAGGATACAACGGGCGTGGTCTTGTTGATGTGCTTTTGCATGAATACTTCCACGCTTCACTGTTGGATTCATTCTCTATCGACATTAACTCGACATCGAAACCACAAAGGGATGCACGCTTTGCAATAAGCCAGAAAATTCGTGAAGTCCGCGACAAGGTTGGATCTAATGTGACAACCGAACTCACAGATGGGCTTAAGAATATTCAGGAGTTCGTGTCAAATATGATGACCAACACGAAGTTCCAATCTTACTTCAGGGGTCAGGTGGGCACCCCAGAATTTAAGAAGGTTGTTCAAAATCTGTTTAAGGTGCTCGACCCGCAGAGAAGTAACTTGAGCAAGGAATTCAAGGATGCCTTTTACGATGTTGTCGATTTGCAGGGATACGAAGAGTCCACACCCATCACTCTGTCCGGTCTAAGGCAGGAGGCCGTAAACGCAGCCGTTGCTGACATAGAAGAGTCAGACGCATTCAATGCTTCTTTCAATGCCGTCACAGGAAAAGAAGGGGACATCGATACAGATACCGCTAGTCCTTTGGAGCTGGAGGACATCGCGGTAAGAGCAGCAGAACTAAAACAACTTGCTGGCATCAAGATACCTTCCGAGATCAATGTTGCATTCAGCACGCTGACTGGTGGTCGCGTAGCTAATTTTGATCCTGCTACTAACACGATTACTTTCGACGCTAATAACGCTGCGATTGGAACATTGAACAGGGGCATGGATTCATTGCGAGCTGCCCAGATGGTGTCGAAGATACTACGCCATGAGCTTGCACACAAATCAGCTAAGTCTGCTCTGACTCCTGAAATGATTCAGCGTGTGATAGATGGTTCTTCGCTGCAAGACTTTAAGAATGACATAGACAACTACTATGGGAAGGGAACTCCAGAAGCAGAAGCTGCTCTTGCCAGATTAAATGATCCGTCAAAGGCAGCGCGTGAGAAGGAAGTCCTAGTCCAAGAGAGGCTGGCCGATCATGTTGAGCGTGCGATTGGTGGGTTCAGTTCACAACAATATGAAGCTTTCTTGATGTCAAACCCATCGCTGCTGGAAGTGGTATCATTCTACTTCAAGTCTTTTATCAATAAGTTCATAAGAGCTTTGGGAGGTGGTGTAGGCCAGCTAACAGCAGATGAAAGAATCGCAGTAAACAGGATGCTTGTTGAGCTGCGCGGGATTGAGCTGGGCTACCGTGCGCCAAGTCCCGTGTTCAATCCTGATGCAACTCCTCAAGAATCACTCAACCGTTTCTTGGTTGTTGCCACTGGCGTAGACGCGCCAGAGTTTATTGAAGATCAAGGAGCAACCAACCTACTCCCACAAGTGGGTGCTGATTCACAGATAGATCAACCACGGGCGACCGCATCTACAATGGCCACGCCAAGGGAGCTAGATGGAGTTGATCAAGAATACATTAACCTTCTAGCCACGGCGAATGTTTCTCCTGCTAATCTACAGAAAGCCCAAGACTTGTTTGAGACACAAGCGGCAAGAATAACTTTGGATTCATTCCAGCAACTTGCCCACAGCGTGTTTGTTAAGCAGCTTGGTGACGGCTCTATCCTGAAAGGACAAAATGAGTTTAACAAAAAGAAAGATGAGTTCGCAAAGCTTGATCCAACCTTAGAAGTTAAGGATGAGGAGACAGGAGAGACCCGAACAATCCCAAATGAAAAGTATCAAGAGCTAAAGGAATTCTTTGAACAGAAAGAACAACTGGCTCAGAAGATGTTTGATTCGTGGAAGGTTGCAGCCAAGATCGATCAGCCTGTTGCCACAAGAGATCGCAGCACCGAGCCTTTACCCCTAAGTGAAAGATTCAATTTCGACTTAAACACTTCCGAGGGTAGTCCACCGATCCCTGACACTGATGCACTGCTCAAGATGCTGGGCAAAGATCTGGGACTCAAGTCGCAAGACCCAAGTCTCGATGACGATGGACGTTTGTATTCCAGTTTCAGAGCAAAAAGCAGGTCTGCTAAAGACTCTGAGTTTGACGCATTCGATTTCAACTACACAGAATTATTCGACCAGTTCAACCTACCCGTGTTAGAGGTAGGGGATGTCGAGGTGTATGGGAAAGGCTTTATCAATAAGATAAAGAAGTTCGTTAACACTCATTCAATCGGATTGTTGCAGCCTGAAGTTCATCACTGGTTGAAGCACCGGCAGGGAATGACAAAGGGATTGAGTCAGGAGCTTATGCTGATTCGTTCAAAACTAAAAAGCCTCACGGATAAAGTTTATCCTGATGGTGTCCCTGTTGATGAGAACGGTGTGTCACTTGTGCAGAAAGCTAGTGGTTCTACAGAAGGTGTGTTCATCTCAGATGAAGCACGGAAAAGAATTGATGACCAATACGAAGCCGACATGGTTGCGGCATGGACAGAATCACATCAAGCATCGCTCGATGGCACCGAACCCGCCACTAAGATCAAGGCTGATTTTGATGCAGCTTTGGAAGCCGCGAAAGCTAACCAAGAACTAGAGACACAAATAGAACTTGGTAGGAGGAGAGATCAGTTGAAAGCTGAGAGGAATGAGGCGATCCAAAGAATCGCTCAAGACTCTAAAGAACTTTCTAACGCAATAGAAAAGCTAGGTGAGTTCCGCAACAAGATGTCAGAGAAGTTGCAGGAGATTCACAAAGAGTCAGGGAAGTATGATCTTAAGATAGATCAGAACAATGACATTTACCTGACCCGTGCATACAGGATGTTCCTAGACGTTGGCTATGCCGATGCAGTCAGGAACAGTCCTGAGTATAAGAAGGAAAGAGATGCCGCCATTGCTTACTTTGAGGGCGTTCACTTGGAGATTGAGAAGAAGATCATGATGCAGAACAACCCGCAGATGACACCGACAGAAGTCGAGAGTGCCATCAGGGATGACATGCAACGGAGACAAATCGGTAAGCGTGCGCTTGAAGCATTCATCTCTACTTACGATAGAGGGTCGAACGTGAATTACTTTGGTGCGGAGGAACAGATCAAAGCTTTGGTGGACAACCTGAAGGCTAAGAAGAATATTCCTAAAGAGCTTAGGGATATCCTTGGAGAGTTGAAGGACACTAACCTACCCGACAACTTGCTGAGAACTATAATGGTTGTTGGCAACATGGCAGCTAATCAATCTTTCTTGAACGCTGTCGCAAAGGCGGGGCTGAAGACGGAGGATAATCCAGACGGCTGGCTCTTTACTGAAGAGCAGATTGCTGGTGTGGACAACCCATCTGACTATGCAAAACTTGTAGAAGGATCAGAGTTCAATTCTGATTTCAGTCCACTCGCAGGGCTATACGCAAAAGTAAATACAGCGAACGCATTCCGTGAGACATTCAAAAGGCACGGGACTATTGTAGCCAACCCATCGGAGCAGCTATTTGAAAATGGCTTTAAGTATTTTAGGTGGCTGACTGGATTGTCTATGGGTCTCAAGACTATGGGTTCAATACCATTCTACTACCGGAACGCCATCGGTAACGTGTTGTTCTTTGGCCCGATGCAGGTTGGCTACATAAATATCTTTAACGTGAAGAGCGTGGGAGACCTTGTGAATGCGGGACTCCATAAAGACTTTGCAGTAAACTTCCTTAAGGAGTCGAAGAGAAACTTCCTTGGGGACAAGGCAAAGCTAGACGAATACATTGCTAAACTTCGCGTGCTACGTTTGGTCGGTGATGAATCGCACACGAATACTTTCAAGCAGTTGATGACTGGTGAAAGGGATATTGATTCTACCCTTGAAGATTTCGAGTCCATCATCCAAGGGAAGGAAGGTGACCTTAGCTTAGAAGGTAAAGTCTCAAAGGCGATAGGCGCAACAAGCAGGGCGGTGAGTCGGAGAGGGAAGATAGTCGGAACAGACTTGGCACCGAGGATGGCTGCTGCAATGGACTCCTTCTACAAGATGTCCATGTTTGAGTTTGAACTTAAACACTTAAAGGCTGCTCAAGAACATGACAGGAAGATGAATCCTGATTCGACACTGGCAAAGCAGAGTGATGATCAACTCCAGAAAGATGCAGCGCAGAAGGTTCTCAGGACAATGCAGTCCTATTCTCAAGCACCTCCGATAGCGAGAGCGGCAAGCCGATCCGTTGCCGGTGCGCTGTATGCTCCGTTCATCAGGTTCCAAGCTGATGTGATTAGGGTAATGGTAAACACTCCTAAGATAGCATTGGAGGAAATAAACTCTGGCAACCCCATTCTCAAAAAGAGAGGCGTGCAAAGGTTTTCTGGTTTCGTGCAAACGGCAGGGTTAGCTTCTTTAGGTTTGCCACTGTTACTTAGAGCTATCTTTGGAATAAGTGACGATGAAGATGAAGCATTGAAAGCAGCGGGGCCTGCATGGGCACGCTACAATAATCCTCTGTATTACAAGGACGATAATGGGAAGTTGCAGATGCTTAACTTCACATACACTAATCCGTTTTCACCAGTTACAGATAGCATAGCAGCTACGGCGGGTGCAGTCTTCAATCCTGATGCAACACCAGAGAGTGCAGCCACTACGCTCTTTAACTCTTTTCTTGTTAAGAACTTTTTGAGCGATCAGATCTTTGCGGGGGCTGCCGCTGAAGCAATTAGTGGGGAGGACATGCAAACTGGTGAGCGCGTCTTTATTGATGGCATCGACAAAGGTTTCGATAAGCACATCAAACAACTAGCTCACATTGGGAAAGAAGCGTTCGCACCAAGGACACTTCAAAATGTAGTCAAAGCTATTAGGAATTCTGACGGTGACTTCACAGAGTATCATGACTCTCCAATGGGGCTTGTCTTAAATGAGGTCAACCCAATCAGGGCTGCGTTTAGACCGATACCCGTCAATCCTTCAGATAAGTTCAGATCGTTTTTGTTCAAAACAGAACAACGTAGGAAACAAATCCGAGAGAAGTTCAGGCCGCTATACAAGGATGACCCACTATCGCCGGAAGATATATTTGGTATATACGATGAGGTCTACAAAGACATGGAGTCCTTGAACAAGGAGGTCATGAACAAGTTCCAAGCCTTTGAGAAGATAGGAATACCCAAGGGTAAACTCTATGCGATGGCCCGTGGTTCAGGCGGTGGACCTAAGCTGGGCAAGCGGCGATCTCAACTGCTCCTGCTTGGCTACATGGAACGTCCTGTGCTGGAGGCTAACAAAGTGCGGATCATGCTCAGTGAAAGTCCAGAGATGCAGGAGCGTGTAAGAGTTTTTGCAGAAGCAGTTAAGAGATACCCTCGCTTTAGCAAGGTTCAGGATTGATCCTCTGCTGCTGTGATCATGGCCATGAGCTGCTGGGAATGTTTGATCCCCATGCAGTAGATTTTGCCTAACTCAGCGTGGAGTTGTTTCTTATTCCACTTTCGATTAGCTACATTTTTTAAGATGTATTGTTCTAACTTGGACAACTCATCGGTGTGCCGTTTGGCTATAGCTTTGTCTATATTCATTAGTGTTTCTCCCCCAACTGCTTTCCAATATTCTTTATGCTGGCAGCGGCCAATGATTCCGCTTCGATCTTTGTGATCTCATTGTAGGCATCACCCCAAGGACCGTAGGTCTCATGCTTAAGCATGTTCTCCCTAACTTGTTTAAGGTCATACTCGTAGTAAGGGAATTGGTCAGGGTCCACACCGCCGAGGGCGAAGTAGGTAAGGGCGGGGATCAACCCACCCTTACCGTTCGCAATGTCGAGGACGATGCGGAGTTCCTTGTTCAGAAGGAACCCGTGCCCAAAGCGCACCCCTTCGATTGGCCCCTGTCCGAGACACATGGTATGCACTAGCCTCCAATCTTGAGGGTCCGCATAAGGCGTGTAGTCCACCCACTTGCGGTCCACCAGAGCGTGCAGCGAGGACTCGAAACAATCTCCGTTACCCCCGTTTGTATATTCTACGTTAATGCTCATGCCATGTAGTCCTGCATCCCTTCAATATTGAAGAGTTCGTTGTTAGTCACCTTGTGGACGGCGTTGATAAGCGGGAGGTAAGCCACAAGTTTGCCGAGCACGGCAGACGCTTCGATGAACGTCTTGAATGATTCAATGTCATTCAAGTGCATCGTGCGGATTGACCCCACGGAGGTGAATACACAGATTGACCAGCGGCACCGTGCGCTCTCTTCGCGCACGGCGGTGACAGTGATCGTGGTGTCCTTGTCGAGTTTGATTTGTTCTTTGTTCATTATACTGTTTCGGTAGATTTTACTTTAGCTATGTGGTCAGCGAGGATCAGCGACTCGTTCAAGTGCCTCTCGTATGCTTCAAGCGAATCCAACTTCTCAACAATCCTGTCGAACAGATCCACCAGTGTCACGGCAGACACGGTGACCTCACCCTCCAGCCGAAGCGGAGGTCGTTGGTCCTCATGCTTGTGCCAGTGGATCGAATCCATCCGGTAGGTGAACGTGCATTCCCACGGCTCATACGAATCGTCACCGCAGTAGTAAGGCGGCTTGTCATACTCCAGCGTCCACTTTCTGGTGGTGCCGAGGAAGGCGGCATGCGATTCAAATATCTTGCCGATGACCTTCCTCGCCTCGTCACGCATTTGATGGAAGGAGTAGCTTCCAGAGGTAGGGTAGTCCTTTTCAGGAAGCATCCCCTCTTTTTCGACCACGGTGCGGTAAGCCTTGGTTCGCTTGTTGTATCTTTGTGTTTTGCTCATTTGCTTATTTGATTTGGTTTGTTGTTGTTTTGTTTGGTTGCCGCTTTTCTCAGGCAAGCGGCCAGCCGTCAACTCTTTTCTAAAGTTTACTGACTAACTTCTGCAACTCCTCCACTTGGGCAAGTGCTTCATGGAGGACCGCATCCTTGTCAACCTTGGGTTGATGCAACCCGATCAGCTTGTCGTGCAAGCTGTCGAGTTCCTGCTTGATGACCATCTGTGCAGACTTGCGTTGCATAGCTGGGAGATATTTCCTTACGTCGATAATCATTTTTCTACTTAGGTGAGGTTGCCGCATCTTGTGCAGCCCACCGAGTTGACCACGCTCTCCGTGAGCCGTTGGTTGTTCGCCAGAACTTGCCATCTTCAAAGATGGAATAAGTCCCATGCCGCCACGGTTCTGTCGGACTCCATGAGAACTTAACTATTCTTCGTGTGGTAATCATTGTTCTGTTGGTTCGGGTTAGTGGAATTCAGGATTAGCGGGGTCCATGATGTGGTTAGCATACCGCTCCGCATCCTCCTCCTCCCATGCGGGAGAACCGTAGACAGGATAATCGCGGGTCCAATACTTAAGTTGGATCACACCACGCGCAATGATCTTGTCGCAGAGTGCTTGTGCTTTCTCCTCTTCACTCGATTCAAAGCCCACATCCATCAGGCAGAAGCGTTCACCACGCTCTGTTGTAGCCTTGATGAATATCTTCTTTCCCCACACAGCGCCACGCGGGTTCGTCATGTCGGCGTGCTCATGGTGGAAGCACCGGATGTATTCATCCTCGAAAGGATATGCGTTACTGATTTTGATTTTGTTTTTGTTCATTACCTTATTTGTTTTTAGTTTGTTGGTTTTAAGGTTGCCCCTTTTGTCAGGCAAGGGGCCAGCCTTCAGGTTCTATTCGTGAAGATCACTGTGATTAGCAATCTTGCGGTTGATGCTACGCATCACATGCTCCTCGATGGAGTTGGCAGCGACCAGCACTTGTTGCAGGGCATCTGACTTAGCACCGTTGCGGTGAATCCTGCCGAGAACCTGCTGGTAATCCTTGCTGTTGAATGTAGGGCAGATGAAGGAGACACGCGGGCGATTGCCTTGGGTGTCATGCAACGATATGCCGGTTCCCCCCGCACTGATGTTACATATGATGCAGTGCGACTCGTCACGTTGGAACGCATCGATTGCAGCCTGACGTTCATGCGGTGTTTGTGAGCCGTCAATCTTTCCACAATGGAGACGGGCGGTGAGCGCGTCCACCGTATCAGAAAAGTTCACAAACAAGACAACGCTACTTCCTGCGGCCATTGCATTCTCTGCCATGTCAGCCAGATCGACTGCCTTGTAACTCTCAGCAAGCTGTCGAGCACGTAGCAGGTTCACCAGAACATACTCACTGTCAGTCACCGTGCCCTTTTGAATGAACTCATCGATGATTTTAGGAGTCAGGCCAATGTCGTTGTAAGCCTTCAGAATCTTAGCGTTGGATCTGAAGTTCACAGGAGTAGTGAAGACACGGTTGTTCCTGAATGAATCAGGGAAATCCTCAATAGCGAGGCGGTGTGTGCTCACCCCATACATCTTGGAACGGAGGAGTGGTAGCTTGGTGCGATCAGTCATCTTGTAGCTTCCCCACTGATCTTGCGTTACTCCATGCTGCTTCATGAAAGACCAGAAGTGATACAGCGTGCCCTTGCTATGCTTGTTAGAATGAAGACCAAGGATGTAACCCAGTGCCTTCATCTCACTGGCATCCTCGCAAGGTGTGCCCGACATGCAATGAATGCGGTAACCCTGATCAACAAGTTGGATAGCCATCTTGCTGTTGGTGGTGTTCATGCCTTTGCACTTGTGAACCTCATCGATCAGGACGAGTGTGTCAGTTGGGAGTTCCTGTTCGTTCCAGACAAAGGAGACAAACTTCTTACCAGTCTTGGTGACCTTGGTAACCTTGTCCAAATAAGGAGTGTTACCTGTCTTTAGTCTCTCCAAGTTAAGAATGAAGGTAGGCTTGATGCCAACTTCCTCCATCTCTCGCTCCCATGACGGGAGCACTGCCTTCGGCGCGATGATTGCCACCGGCTTCCCATAGTCACGCGCAAGGTGACAAGCTACGATTGTCTTGCCCGTTCCCATGTGAGAGGAGTCGAGCGTGTTACCCCCAGAGAGGAGTCTCTTCAGGAAGAAGAGCACAGCTTGGACTTGCGGCGGGAATAATGTTTTTGGTATTCTCATTTTTTGTTTTGTTGTTTTGTTCTTAAGGGTGCCCCTTTTATCAGGCAAGGGGCCAGCCGTCAATTCTTTTCGCGATTAGTAACCCTCCAACTGAGGAGGGTGCTTTGCGTCCCATTCTTCCATAGAGCAACGAGCCGACTCATACAGTTCACGATCTACCCTCTGAAGGATAGAGTAGTGAACTGCGTCGAGCAGTGAACGGAAGCACCCGCAATCATCGTCAGGGTTGACGGGTTCCGGTGGTTCCGGTGGTTCCCAACGGGAGACGTAGCCGCCCCCTTCGTAAGTCCCGCGAACCCAAACAGGATAGCGTTTGGTTTCCGGTCCCCCGATCCGCTTGCGTGGTGGCGGGATCTCCGCTTCCACTTGGTAGTAGACAACCTCACCATCCGTCAGGCAATGCTCTGCACCCGTTCCGGTGTAAGGGATAAGCTCCCAGCCTCCACCTAATGTGTCCCGTTGGGCGGATGGTAGCGAGGAAAGATTGCACTTTGTCTTGAGCAATTCAGAAGCAACGAACACATCCCGTTCGTCTGCGGGGATGCAGGTTACTTCTCCATCTTCCACCTCATGGAAGGCGGGGAGTTCAATAGCATGTATTGGAGTTATCATCTTATTCTGGTTTGTTGTTCTGTTCTTAAGGTTGCCCCTGTTTGTCAGGCACAGGGGCTGAAGCCTTTGGGTTGTTTTCAGCCAAGGTCAACTGGAAGCCAAGTGCCCCAAGGATAGAGCTTCTCTCCCTGCCAGCCGTAGTCCAGCCAGACAACCTTGTAATCATACGGTTCCTCATCAGGCATCTGACTCCAATCAGTCTCACCATCCGTGAAGAAGAACAATGCACTGATCTCCTGATCAAGTTGCTCCTTCTCGATATAGGTGAACACCTTGTCCAACTCAGTCCACCCGTTCCCGAGGCTGGTGAGCTTATCAGGAAATGGATCACCGTAGTTAAGGTCCACAACCTCACCGACCTCATCGTCAATGGGGATCAGGATCACTCTTGAGAACTCCTTGTTAAGAGCAAACTCTTGAGCACGGGCGATCTGATCTTTCAACTCAGACTCACCAATGGAGCCAGACATATCGAATGCGAATGCAACCGTGCCAAGGGTTGGCTTGTCCCGTGCATCCCCAAGGCATCCCGTTGTGACATACGTATCATGATCGTATGGTGAACCCCACTTGGGATCGGTCATGTCATCCAGCACATCGGACAGCAGTTCATCCCAAGGAACGGGATCACCGTGAACCTCATGCGCTGCTTCAGCGGCCCTTGCTTCCTTTAGATCTTTCTCAGATAAGAAAGTCTCACCCTTCATCTCAGCAATGGAGGAGCTGAGAACTACGGAGTTGATATTCTCTCGCTCCTGCTTCTCGACCTCTTCCAGTGTGGAGCCTTCAGGAATCTCAGGGGGGAGAACATCACCACCAAGTGAAGAGTCACCATGATCTGATTGGCTGGCACCGATGGAGTTGGCAATGGATTGTCCATCGTCACCGTCCTGCTGGTCGTCACCACCATCTTGCTGGTCGTCACCACCATCTTGCTGGTCGTCACCGTCCTGCTGGTCATCGTCACCACCATCTTGCTGGTCGTCACCGTCCTGCTGGTCATCGTCACTGCCACCTTGCTGGTCGTCATCCTTGGGAGGATCAGGACTCTTCATGAGCAGTTGGTAGATGCCCCTGATTGTCATGTTCCCATACCCACTGATCACTTGCTCACGGGGGTCCATGTTCTGCTTCTTGCCTTCAGCAAGGAGAGCATCATGGCAGGGTGTGAACTTACCATGCTCATCCTCAAACTCTATGATCGGGAATGGAGTGAAGCCGATCTTAGGTTCAAGGCTAAGGTTCCGCTGGTGGATAATCCAGTTGTGATGGAAGTCCATAGCACGATTCGCATTCGCTCTGTCCTTCAGATCCGCAAACCTGATAGAGTCCATGCTGAATTTGTGGGAACCTTCATGAACCCAGAGGAATGAAACATTCCCTTCAGGATCATCCAATGCCTCCAGCCGCGACATCCCCTTGGGGTTGACCAGCACTGAGGTGTTACTGATAGCAGCGAAGTGCCCACATATCTCAGGATAGGGGCACCAATACCACTTCATGCCAATGAGACCATCATAGATCTCAGGGGCATACCGCTTGCACCTACGCAACCCAGCAGCAGTCAGGTCATTACCCCTGACTGATGGTGAGAAACGCTCAAGCACATCTTCTATTTTCTTCTTAGCCATTATGTTGTTTTGTTGTTTTTGCGTTAACACTCGGGAGGGTTAACGGGCGTTAACCCCACGACATCATGTCGTCCTTTGCCTCCTCGATAATTGCAGCACCCTGCACGATGAGATCGATTGCCTCTTCCCTTTCAGGCGGTGCGGCATTCTTCATGTCCACATGCTGAATGCTACTTGCAGCCGTGTTGAACACCTTGCTGAGTTTATCCGCTACAACGTCTGAGATATTGTAGCGTGCCATAAGATCCTTGGCACCAGTGAGCGCATCTTGAATCTCATCCACCCTTTTCTGAGTCACCCTGCCATTCGGCTCGGTGTGGGACTTGTGGAGTGACTTGGCATTGTCCCGCATGGTCTTCACAAGATACTCCACCGCATTCAGCATGTTGTTATCTTGCAGCGTCTTGTTGTGATGCACTTGGGCAGCCGTCTTGTTCTTCACCTCATCAGCAATGGCCGTGAGGAATCCACTACGTCCAACCTCTTCAGGCTCCGTGTAGAAGATAGCCTCGATACGGAACCAGTTCTTGAGATCATCTACATCAGGGTAGTTCATCTCCCTTGCGTTCATACCGAGGCGTGCTTTCGATCTTGCGATCATCGTATCGTATTCCAACTCAAGGTCAGGACGAACCCTGTTGATCTCAGCATTGTGCTTGTCAATCCAATGCTCCATTGCAGCACGCTCTGAAGCAGCGATGCTGTAACCACCAGCAGCACTTGGCATGAGCCTCCCGATGAAGCCCGCCGCCTTTGCCGCTTCCCCAAGGTGATCCTTGGGATCGAAGATGGAGTTGAATGATCGTCCGATCTTGGCGATCTTACCAAGGGCACACTTGGGTTCCTCTTGTTTTTTGTAAGGAACAGGTTTGAACATCGTGTCCCTACAACGGGCACTGGTAGAACCCGTGAGTTCCTTGATCGTGGACGAGGCGTTCTTCAGATTCTTACTATTCTTGGACCATGTTGATTTGACCTTCGTCTCAACACGGAGGGTGGAATGGATGGAATTTGGAGCCGACAATTTGTTGAATGATTGTTTCATTTCTCTTTTTACTTTTGATTAAACCGAAACCGCTTTTGTCAGGCAAGCGGACAGCCGTCAATTCTTTTCTAAAAAAGTAGATAGGGGGAAGGTTAACGGGCGTTAACCCTCCCCCCTGATGCTACTTGAGGGAGGAGGCAGTCGCGCACTGAGCAAGATCCACTCCCTTGTATTGGCACTGATCGTAAAGATACTCAGCCACTCCCTTGTGCAAGGCACCAAGGAGATCGTGAGTGAACCATCCAGTCAGTTGCTTGTTGTGCAAGGCAACCTCCAATCCCTGATCAGAGATGTCCTGCTCCTGACAGAGCAGATCAAGCGCACCGATACAGAATCGATACTGTTTGTCAGGACTGCTAGGCAAGGCAGTGAGGTCACCGGCCTTGAACTTCTTCACATCTTCAATGATGTGACGAGTGGTTCCGATCCACTGAGCACACTTCTCACCCTGCTCTCTTCCGAGGTAGCCAATCAGCATTGCCTCGAAAGCGTCAGAGCGGTAGTCGCCCCAAGGTAACATGGCAGCACGGGCGGCACGCTCATACGTTCTCCCCGTTGCAGCTTGTTGTCCACGGTAGGACTCAATCTCCTTGAGAGGATCATGCTTCTTACTACGCTTCTCAAACTCCAGCCACTGGGTAACCTTGCTGGTCGCACACTTGTGACCGGCAGGATCTTCAATGACTGCTTTGACAGCAAGCACATCCTTCATCCTGAAGGGAAGTGACTCAAGCATGGACTCCAGACTGAGTGAAGGATCGTTCTTCAGATCAGCAAGGAGAACGTCCAGATCCGGTTTGCTGGTAGTAACCAGCGCCCTGTTCTGGAATGGAAGCGGAACGATCTTGGAGTTGGCACCATCATAAGGACGGTTACCCGTTCCAACAATCAGCATGTTGTCAGCACACTTGAACCCTCCCAGCATCGGACCTTCCCATTCAGTCCCGACTCTGATCGGCATCATGTCATCATCAAGAACAACCTTACCTGCTTTGTTCCTTTTGTATTTAACAACCTCGCCGTCAGGATGAAACATATCCTGAAACTGATTGTATGAATGAGCCGATCCGTTTCCGATCTCCTCAATATTGTAGATGCCACGGTCACTGCCATGCTCATCGTAGAGCGGGACATCAACCCTGTTGGGAGCACCCTTGAGAAGTGGACCACCGGGATCTGCTGGGTTGGGGTAGATCTGCCCCCCATACACGGAGTAAGGTTGCTCCGTGAAGTTAGTCCGTTTGATCCATACCGCTCCAATCACTTGAGCCAGTTTCTTAACCAGCCAACTCTTACCGGAGCCAGCAGCTCCAAGCTGAATGAGGAAGGGATCTTTCTGGACCATGCACGCAAGTGCAAGGATCAGCATTGTGTGGAGGGACACATCGTTGCCCATACGGGCTTCGTCTTGTGGTTTCATTATTACGTTTTGTTTTGTTGTTGTTTAGGTTGGGTGCCCCTTTTGTCAGGCAAGGGGCCAGCCGTCAATTCTTTTCGAGAGGGGTTGGTGTAGGGTTAACGGGCGTTAACCTATTCGGTAAATCCTTTTGTTCCTTTGCGAATGAGGTGAGCAAGATGCTGCTGGTCTTTCTCTTCATCGGTTAGAGCCACAGCAGTGTTGATCATGTAGTCATTCAGTATCTCCTCCCAATCAGGACCATAGTGCATCCACCTGCTGGGAAATGGGTTGATGTCATCCAACCTCTGCTTCAAGCGGCTTTCGTCTACCTGCACATCACACCCATTGATGAATGCAAAGGGTAGGCAGGTAGCTTTGCTGCCGTCCTCTTCATTATTGCCAAAGTCCATTGGGAGAAGGTTCGGTTTGTAGAACGGTTCATAGGACTCAGTTTGATATCTCTTGAAGATGGCAGTGTGCTTTGCCAGATCGTCATCAAGTTCCTTGTGCATACACTCATGTGCTTCAATCAACTTGTTCCCCAGACTGTGAGTCTCATCATACGATTCGATCTGCTTCTCGACCTCTTCATCAATCAGCAGATCTATATGCTCAAGATCCCACTCCGTTGCCCAACTAAAACCCGCCGCCAAGATGGCGAGGATATAGGACAGGGCGATGCCCGTGAGTCCAGCGTAATAGTCCCCATGAAAAATGGGGATCGCCCAGATGCAGGCTGATGCAATCGACATTACACATGCCGAACGTAACAGCCACATTTTCACTGTGAGTTTAGTTCTCAGTTTCATTATCTCGTTTTGTGTTTTCGTTTTAACATGCTTGCACTTTGCAAACACAATACCGCCTAGGGTTAACGGGTGTTAACCCTAAGCGGAATGTATCTACTAACGCACTACCCCAAAGGTGACGGTGTTACTCTCATGCTCCGCACCACTCCCTTCAGGACCAAAGGAGGTAATGGTGATACAGGCACCGTTCTTTATGGTTTCCACATACCACTTCCCCTTTCTCTGGCTCACCTTGAAACCCAAATCAAAAAGGTCACTGGCTTGGTTGATTCTCTGCATGGTGAGTTTAGTCCAATGCCCTTTGCCATCTTCATCCGCACCAGTGTTCAAGGTCACTGCATAATGAGGGTAAGCAGCGAAATCTGATTCAGCAGGTTCAAATGAAACGATATCAGTTTGATACAGGCGGATGATGGTCTTGCGACCTTCATACCGGATGGATGTAGCTTTCTTATACTGTAATGGAGTTCCCATTTTCTTATGTTGTTTTGTTCTGTTCTGTTTTACGTTGAGGGTTAACGGGTGTTAACCTACGGGTTGAAAGGCAGTCCCATCTTGCGACCAAGATGGTAACTGATCTCGTCAATCTTTCGCGACAGTTGCTGCCGCGTAGCCGGTGTGAGGACCGGCCCACTATCAGCCAGCCTCATCTTATAGTTTGCAAGGAGTGCTTTCAGCTCTTCCTTGCTCATATCTTCCAGTTTCATTTCGTTTTGTGTTTTCGTTTTAACATGCTTGCACTTTGCAAACACAATACCGCCTAGGGTTAACGGGTGTTAACCCTAGGCAGAATGTATCTACCTAGCAATGGTTACGATCCCAGCACGGGACTCATCAATCTGGTAAACCAAGGTGGTGTAGTGATTGTCCCTACCCGCGATAACCAGTTTCTTGTTATCGTAATGGTAAACCTTTTTGTTCACCCAGAAACGGTGACGACCTATGTTCTCTATGAGACGGCGAGCCACATCAAGAGAGATAAGGGTGTGCCGAGCGAAACCCCCGTTGGCGGAAAGATGCTCGATAAGATCCTTCACCCACCAATCGTGCATGTCGCACACTTCCTCCCCAATGGGCAGATCGTGGATGTCAATCTTCGGAACGATCCAATGACCGTTGCTTCCAGATTCCAATAGTCTTTTGAATTTCTTCATTACTTTGTTTTTGGTTTTACGTTTGAGGGTTAACGGGTGTTAACCCTAAGCGAAATGTATCAGGCATAAACAACGTGAGGATGCCCATCCTCATGCGCCTCCAAGGCAAGGTCCCTGCTGCTGGACTCAAGTTCCTTGGCAGAGGATGGCTTCTCAATGTGCCACCATTGCGGTCCTTCTGCTCCCTCCATGTAATCATCCACCCACTTTTCCACATGGGTTACGGTCGCGGGAACATAGGACACACGGTTGTCCCATTGGGACATATCGCAGTCTCTCCCGCCATATACGATGGCGACCATTTCTTCCTGCGCGTTCTCCTCAATTTTAAAGGCTAGCTTCTCCCTGCGAGAGAGCCTGTCGGAGAGTGATCTCTTTTCGAGATACTCTCTATTTGATATCCTTCCCAGCTTCCCGCAGAGCCAGCGGGTTTTAATGCTGGGATGGAGGTGCAATTTTCCATCCACCACGTTCACCAGACCTTGCCTGATCCACCTAGTTGGGATGTAGGCAGTTGTTTGTTTCTTCATTATATCGTTTTGTTCTTTTTGTTTTAACATGCTTGCCTTTGCAAACACAATACCGCCTAGGGTTAACGGGTGTTAACCCTAAGCGGAATGTATCGGAAAGGGTTAACGGGCGTTAACCTCAGCATGACCAGCGGCAAGATAAATCAGATCGTCAATCGCCTTCTTCCGGCCCTTGCCTTTCAACTCGGGCAGGTTCTTCCGAAGGATCTTGAGCGCAAGCTCCACGTTTTCCTTTGGCGTGTTTGCCTTTGCAGGAGCAGGAGCAGGAGCAGGAGCCGGAACAACCGTGGAAGTCACGACTGCCTTTACCTTGTCCTTGTTGTCTTTGTTTCCTCCGTTCTGCTTGTAGTCGATTTCAAGATCCTGAGATCGGACCTTGCTCCACGTTGCGTCTGACCCTTTGTCAGCCTTGGTGACCTTGGCACCATGTGCCTTCAACGCATCCATCGCTCTCTGCCATGCTTTCTTCATCCGATTGGAAATGTCATACTGATCTTTCGGGGTTTTGGCGTGGAATCCAGAATAGTCTACCCAGATTTTCATTGCGGGCCTGAGCAGGGCGTGCATGCCGGTAGCGGCATACGTTTTCACAACGTGGATAGCGGCCGCATCTTCCATGCTGAACTTCTTTGCATACTTGAATGACCTTTCTGCAAAGGATTCAATGGACTTGCTAAGTTTGATGCAGGAGGCTCCAAGTTCCTTGAACTCTTTGGAATCCATGCCAGCAACTCCAAGTTCCTTGAGAACGGCGATTGCGGTAGTATTGATATGCTTACTCATCTTTTTCTGTTGTTTGTTGTTTGTTGTTTGTTGGATGGGGCAGGTTAACGGGTGTTAACCCTCTCCCCTTCAGTATTAGGAGCGAGCCGACCAGCGGAAACCCCTTGTTTTGTAGGGTAGGGGGGAAGCGGTAAAGGTGGGGCCGATCTACAGGGAAAGGGCAATCGGACCATGCGACCGTGCAAAATGGCGTTTGATCGGCCCTATATAGTCCTGCAAAGTATTTTTGGCATAAACCGGATAGGTAACCCATTGATAATGAGTCAGTTAGCCCATAACTTCAAACAAGATGTGTAATGCAGACTTGCACGCCACGGGGGGGTATGCGCTTTTTGTGCGCGTGCGCGTGTACATATATACCTGTCTGTGAAAAAATTTGACAAGTGTTGTTCTGCACGAATAATGCACGCGACCATGGCATCGAAGGAATATTACCGCAAAAATAGAGAAGCCCGTCTCAAATACCAACGAGATTACTACAAGGCGAACAAGGGGCGAATCGCTAGAAAACGTGAGGTTGCGGAAGCTGTGAACCCAAAACTTAAGGAGAAGCGTAAAGAATATCAGCGTGCATATTACCGGAAAAACCGTGCGCGTATTCTCAAAATGCGTGCAGAGGATTACGCGAGGAAGAAGTCCGCAAATCCGAAATGAAAAGTCTCCTAATATATATATATCTCAGTGTTGATCAATACTAGTATATATAGCCCCAGAAAAACTTTTCAACCACGCTCATGCACATCCCAGAAGGCTTCACCTTGATTCCTAGGACAAAACACTACTACCTCTCTAAAGAGGGCTTCGTTTATAACCTAAAAACACGCAAGCGACTTAAGAAGTCTTTTGACGGGCATGACATTTGCACATGGGTAGTGGATAGCGATGGGAAGAAGTTTAAGTTCTTTCACAACAAAAAGAATAAGACGCCACTCCCACACTACCCCCTTGAGCGCGTCATGGAGGAGTGCATGGAAATACCCGATTACCCTGACTACGCGATCAACCCGAGGGGCTTGGTGTGGCGCATCACTCCCCGTGAGAAAGGACCGAATGCAGGTCGCATCTACGTTCTGAGTGAACACATATGGCAGGGCAAGGCGCATGTCTGGCTAGTGCATCCCGACAATTCTTTGCTCCGCAAGCGTGTCCGGCCCTACAATCTGGCCAAGCAAGTCTGGGGGGACGACGCCGATGTGGATGACGAGTAATTATGGAAAAGCCGCTTACCTTCGTTAAGGCTGTTGCGGTTGTTGCAATCGCAATGGTCCTTACAGCCCTCGCCATTGAAGCTGCTTTTTACTTCTGCAAGTGTCGATTTTCTCACTAGAAATCTACACATTTGCGTAACGTGTATACCATGTAGGCACAAAAAACCCCCGCTGCGTATGACAGAACCGCAGCGGGGGTTTGTTCTAGCCCTTGCCCTTACCCTTGCCCCCAGATGGTTTGGGTTTGGGCATAGGCTTCGATTTTTTTCCTCCCTTGCCGTAAGCCATAACTTATTTTGCCCCCTCTTCTTCAGTGGGCACCAAGTCGAGTCCGATGCAGAATTTTGGGGGGAGTGGGCGAAGTTCCAGATCCAACTTTGCACTGGTGGCTGGTTCGGTGAACGGGAGTGGGACAGCCCCACCCAGATCAGCCGTGGAGCATGACACACCAAACAGGACGCATGGTGTGCTTGCTGCGAATATTTTCCAGAATTTGGTCATAGTCTTTTTTGTATTTTATGCCCCCCGCCATGTCCAGAGAAATATACAGAATTGACTAAAGGCTTGGAAAAATGTATTAGCTTATAATAATGAGCAGCACCTACGCCATTGATGGCTTAGAACTCGCTTCCTTGGACGATAAAGGAAAGCCCGTGGAGACGCGCTTGAAAGATGTTAAAAGCGCCCTTTCCATTTTTTCAACCCTGCTAAGATCTGACGAGAAGTCATCTATTAACAGAGCAAGGATTGATGCCATGTTTGATGGCGCTGCCCCATACGAACAGTCCAGTCTAGTAACCAGTGGGCAAGGGCTTAAAACGAACCTGAATTTTGGCGATGCACAACGACTCCTCGATGTGGCTTTGTCTGCTTATGTTGACCTTTATAGTTCTTTGGAGAGACTTGTCCAAGTGCGCGGGACGCAAGGAGAAGCGGCAGAGATCAAACCGGCGGAAGAAATAGTAGCTGATGAACTGACGCAGATGATGCGGGCGTGGCCCGAGTTTCATAGTGCGTATCTTCGTTTATGTACAACCTTTATTAAGCACGGCGTTTCTGCTGCTTTCTTTGACACACCTGACGATTGGCGTTTCAGGGTTGGCGGCTTCAATGATTTGCTCATCCCCCGACAGACTCCCTCTAACGAAGAGTGCATCGATGTGGCGGTGGGGCGTAGGCAATACCTGCTGCATGAACTTTACGCCCACATCAAGAATCCTGAAGCCGCCGCCAAGGTTGGCTGGGATGTCGATGAGGTAAAACGAGTTATTGAGAAAACAGCTTCTACAAATGGGCGGTCTGGGAAAACTGGAACTTACAGCACCCGACAGTTTGAGGAGTTGCAGCAGGAGATGAAGAACAATGATCTCTACACTGGGATTCAAAACCCGACAGTTTCTGTCCTGCATTTCTGGGTTCGTGAGATGGACGGTAGTGTCAGCCACTACATTGCTTCGGAGCACTCCCCTAAAGACTTTATGTATAAGAAAGTTAGCCGCTACGCCAGTGTGGAACAGGCTTACATTCTTTTCACCTATGGTGTCGGCAGTAATGGGACATACCATTCTATCCGTGGCCTAGGCCAACGCATCTTCGCCCACGTTCAGACCAGCAACAGGCTGCGCTGCCAGCAGATCGACGGAGCGATGCTTGCCTCTGCTGTAATGATCCAGCCTGAGAACCAAAGGTCACTGGACGAACTACAGTTTACCTATTACGGGGCGTATGCTGTGCTTTCTCCGAACGTAAAAATTGTTGAGAAAGCTATTCCGAACCTCGGCACAGCGGTGCAACCAGCGTTGCAGGATCTTACCAACCAGTTGCAGTTGAACACTGACACGGTAAGCACGTATGGCCCGAACCAGAGTTCACCATACCGCAACAAGATGCAGGTAGTCGCGGACATGGATGTTACGACCCGCCTTTCTGGAGCGAGCCTTAACTTGTTTTATTCAAGTTGGACTAGGCTTTTGCGGGAGATGGTTCGTCGGATTGTCACAACCAAGAAGCCAGATGCTGCTGTAAAAGACTTCTTTGATCGTTGCGCTGCAAAAGGGGTTTCAAAAGAGTTCATTAAGACCTTGGACCTTGACCGGACCAAGGCTGTCCGCTCCATTGGTAATGGTAGTCACGCCAACCGCATGGTTGCCCTCAAAGAACTCCAAGGTATTAGCGGCCAGTTTGATGACGTTGGCAGGCGCAACCTGACAAGAGACATTGTATCCACCCGTGTGGGGCACGATCTTGCGGATCGATACGTTCCTTCCGATATCCAGAAGCGACCTACTGTGGATGTTAAGATCGCGTTCTTTGAAAACCAGCAACTTGCATCAGGGCAACCTGTTCCTGTTGTGGGTAATGAACTACATGGCACACATCTAAGTATTCATGTCCCGGCTCTTAACCAGTTAATAGAACAACTGAATACGGGTGTGGTTGATCCGATGCAGTCTCTTCCTGCGTTGCAAGCGTTCTACGAGCACATCAGTCAAACAGTTCAACTTGCTGCTGGAGACCCCGCGCTGCAAGATGAAGTTGGTCAGGCTAATCAAGTGCTCCAGTTTGCTGAAGAGGCTATTAACAACGCAACCAAAGCGGCCCAAAAAATCCAAAGAGACCAGCAACGTGCTGCCCAAGAAGAAGCTGAGTTTGCTGCTGCCCAAGGACAACCCGCACCCGCTCCTGAACAACCACAGGTCGATACCAAGATGATGGAGCACGAAATAAAAATGCGGATCGCGCAGGAGAAGGCACAAGTGGACATGGCGATTAAGCAGCAGAAACATGACCAAGAGATGGCTATGCGTGACGCTAAGGCCGCTCTTGAATTCCGCGAGAACAGTGACATCTGAAGAACTTTTGGAGCTGCATAAGGAGACTTGCGAGTCTTGTCTCAATATTATGCGTCAGAAAAATTCTGACTACACGGGGGGTAAGAATGCTACAGATCCGTTCGCAAATTTTAAGTGTAGCAAAGTCCTAGATATACACCCTGTGCATGGCCTGTTGATAAGGGTGATGGATAAGATCAAGCGCATCCATTCGTTTGTGAACGACAAAGAGCTACAGGTTTCCAATGAGACTGTAGATGATGCCTGTGAGGACATAATTAACTACGCTATTTTGGCTAAAGCCATGCTCCGCGAAGAGCGGAAGTAATTTTTCCAATATTTCCTTTGTCAGTTCTTCTCTGCTGTGGTATCGAGATGCCGTGAGTCTGAAGCGTGGTAGATATAACAAGGAAAGCTCTAGTGGCTCCAGAGGAGTCTATATGAGGAATCTTTCGACTTCCGTCAATAAAGCCTGTGATGCTTGGTTGAAGAAAAAAGGTGTTGAGGCTCCGACTTGGACACCGTGGAAGGTGAAAAAAACAAAAGGGGAATGACCAAGCATCCTAAACCTCCCGTCCCCATAGATCGATGGTTTAAGGATTTAGCTTCTGTTGAATCTTTACGTGATGTCTTAGACAACGCTTCATTTCAACAAGCGGTCGCTATTTTAAAAGAAGTGGCAGGTCCATCGTTTGGCACGTTACAAGACAATGACACAAACAGCTTAAGGCACGCTTGGTATGCAGGTTACCGAGATGCGTTCAACGACCTTCAAAAACTAACCAAACTACCAGTAAACGAAAACAAGAATACCCAGCCTAACGAGTGGCTACACATTGATCAATGAGTGAAGAAACAGCAGCAGTAGAAGAAGCACCACAGGTAGAACAGCTACCTGACGCACAGCCAGAACCAAGCCAAGATTCTTTCCTTGATGCTCTGGACAATGCTTTTGCCGGTTTAGACGCGGGCGCGGACTCTATCGAGTCCGTCGATGGGGATTCTGGTGACCCCGAACCCGAAGCTGCGCCAGAACCTGAAGCAGAGCAAGCGTCTGAGCCGGAACCGGAACCCGAGTCAGAAAAAGAAGAACCAGAAGCAGAAGAGGTTGACACAACATTTGACCCAACAAATGATTTAGATGAGTCCCTTGAAGATGGCTGGACCCCGAAAGCAGCAAACAGGTTCAAACAGCTCAAGTCTGAGCTAAAAGAAACTGCTTCAGAGCTGGAAAAGATCCGGCTTCTTAACGAGCAGAACGAACAAAAAATCAAGGAGCTTGCTGGTTCAACTGAGAGTTCTGACCTTGAAGCCCTTCAGGAGAAGCTTAAATCTTATGAGCAAGCGGACATGCTCAATAATCTTGAGCAGACTGAAGCATTTCAGAATGCTGTGACCAGACCCCTCACAGCTCTCCTTGAGCAATCCTCACAGATTGCAGCCAAGTATGACCTTGATGAGAACGAGATTATTGATCTTATCTCTCTTGATGACCAAGATGCACAAGATGAAAAGATGTCTGAGCTTCTTGAGTCTGCTTCTGATCGAGATAAAGCCACCCTTTATCAGATCATGAACTCAATTAACCCTATTCTTGAGCACAGACAAAAATTGTTTGAGAATGCGGAGCAAGCCATGCAAGAAGCTCAATACCTTGACGAGCAAGTTGCGAACCAAAAAGCTGCCGAGCAGATGGAGCTTAGGAAGAATGCTACACGGAATGTTGTAGAACGTGTTAAGCAAAAGCTCCCATTCTTGGCTGGTATTGAAGGTTTAGATCTAGCAGCGGTAGAGCAAAAAGCTGCCGAGAATGACCCATCTGTAGTTCACCCTGTTGATTTTGCCTATAATTCTGTATCAGCTCAGATCCTTCCGTCAGTGGTGCGTGAATACGTTGTCATGCGGAAAGAAGTTGAAGAGTTGACAGACAGACTTGCTGAATATGAGGGCGCAGAACCTAAGATGTCTGGGGCCTCTCCCGCAGACTCGACTTCTCCGGTTTCTTCAGACGACTCATTTATGGACCGTGTGAACAAAGAGCTTGCTGGCATGGGGTAATATAAATCCACAGGCACCCCTCAAGTGAGGGCACCCCATCCTGCAAACCCCCCTATCGGTTTCTTTGTTTTCCGGTAGGGGGGTGTTCTTTTTTCATTGTTGACATTTTTAATAAAATGCTTAAGTATGGCGGCATAAGCGAAGGTTGCTCTAGCCACAAATAGTTCTACACCGCTTCCCATTGGGCTGAGTTCCAATACACACATAGATTTGATCCGGTTGCTCTAGCCACAAATAGTTCTACGAAAGGTCAATCGCCCTACCCTTTTTTAACCTGCCCGATAACAGGGCGCATTTCTTTATCTATTTAACACCACAATCAAATGGCTGGACAATTCGCAAACAGCACTGCTGCGATTGATAACATTCTGACTCAGGAAGCTAATCGTATCGGTGACGACATTCACAAGGCAACCCTCCACACTTCACCGTGGATGGACCTTGTTAAACAGAGCGCATTCCCCGAGGGAATGGGCTATGAGCTTAACACTCTTATTTACGACAGGGCACTTCCACTGAAGAGCGGAACTCTCGGCACAGACCCTGTTCTTGGAGTCAACTGGAAAGCACTTCAGACTGGCACAGCCAGTAGTGCTGTTGGTTTCACTGACGGGCAGACTACCGCTAGTCAGGCTCTTAGCGCCGAAGGCAAAGCAACCATCGACTTCACCAAGAAGCTCAAAAGCTACAGCCTGAAAAAAGCTGTGGTCGAGTCTCCTCGGCTTAACGTCGAAGACCTACGTTATGCTGCTCACCGTAATGATCAGCTCAGTGCGATCATGGACCTCATGCAAGAGTCCGTGCGTCACACTTGGGAGAATCGTTACCGCGACGAGTATGACCGCCTTGCTGATAACTGCGTTCTTTGTAAGTCTGCTAGCACGACCTTTATCTCTTCTGTAGAGGACAAGCAGTCGTTCGTAGAAGACACTACCGATGGTTTGGCACAAGCTGGGTCTACCGTAAAGACTGGTGATCTTGACGCCAACAATGATGGAACTGGAGAACTGGAGCCTGATGCTAACATCTCCAACGCCATCATGGACAAGATTTACTTTAAGCTTGTCCGCGCTGGCGCAGGTGCGAAGGCTTACGGTCGTGAGAACGGTCGTCCGATCTTCTCTGTGGTCATGTCTTCTGAGGCTTCTTATCAGCTCCAGACTGAATCCGGCTTCCGTGATGATGTCCGCTACAACAACGCTAAGGTTGGCGAGCTGATCGCACCCCTTGGAGTTGAGAAGTCCTTCCGTGGTTTCTACCACTTGGTTGACGATCTCACCACTCGTTATAAGAGTCGCGGAGGAGAGGCAAACACTCTCGTCAGAGTCGATCCTTATACTGTATCTGGTGGAGTTGTTATCCCGAACGCAGATTACGAAAGTGCTGAGTTTGAAGCCGCTTACGTTCTGGTAGACGATGTGATGGAGTCTTTGATCCCAGCACCCACAGCAACTGCTCCGGGGCTGACCTTCGATCCCGTCAACTTTAAGGGCGAGTTTCGCTGGACCAACATCGCGGACGCAGAAATCAATCCAGATAAAACGATTGGTTTCTTCCGTGGCATCATGGCTAGTGCATCCAAGCCGATTAAGACTCAGTTTGGTTACGTTGTTATCTTCAAGAGAGACACCTCTACTGTTGCTGCCTAGTATCCCATAACACCCTAACATAGTTATCCCGAACCCTGAATGACCCTTCGGGGTTCGGGATTTCTTTTAGAGCTATGCCGAACACGCCAAAAAGCGAAGACGAGATGAGCTTTCTCGAAAGGATTCAATCTCTTATGAGTTTTGCTCCTGTTAAGATTGCTGAAATTAAAAGTGACCCACCTCCCTCTGGAGATGACGGTGAAGACGAAGACGAAGAGTTTGAAGACTTCGATTCTCTTTCTCCTGAAGAAAAAGCTGCTTTTCAAGAGCGTAAAAAAGCAAGGAAGAATGATCCTGAGCTTCAAGCGCGAGTTGCAAAAACGGGAGCCGAGATGGAACGCAGCAGAGCCGAGCGTCGTGCAAGGTTAGGCAAAGGCCCAGCCCCTGAACCAGAGGTTGATGCTGAAGAAGCAGAAGCCCGAGGGGCAATGGAAACGGCAAAAGAGTTGTTCCAAACAACCCACGGCGGTGCTTTTGACCCTAAGTCTAAGACGGATCTCAGGAAAATGGGTGTAATTCAAAAGCTGATGGAATCAGGAGAAGATTTTGGAAATCTTGGTGGCGACAGCGACGAAGCCAAAAAAAACAGAACTAAGTTTGCACTTAAGATTTACCGAATGGGATAATGGCAACAAACATTTCAGGATCTGTCTCTCTGGTGTATGGGTCGCATAGTCATAGCGAGAATTTTTCTACGACTGCTACTACACTAGTCTACTCAAATAAATCTCATGAGTATGCTGCGGGGGCCGCTATTGCATTAGATGAGGGTGCAGCTCTTGATGTGGGGACCATAAACAGCCATGAAGGTTTGTTGCTTATTAAAAACAACAATAACATCGGGTCTTTAAGTATCAGTGTAGACGGGGTTGCTTACGATATTAGTATCCCCGCAAAGGTGCCTAATCTTATTTCTGTAGGTCCAGACCACCCTATCAGTGTCAAATGCCCCAACGCCGATATTGACGGTAAAGGTATCACTTCGGCTTCAGCCGCTGGAGTTATAACTTTAGATGACGCAGCTACTATTGGCACTGCTTACATGACAGCCGCGACGAACTCATCCGATACAAGCCCCTACATTGTAGAATTTGACACTACTACTACTGGCATTGCCTACGAACTAGATGGTGTAACTAAAAAAGACCTCAGTTCGGTTTATGGTGGCACCACTACAGTTAATTTACAATACTTCGTTAAGTATCGATACACTCTTACAGAGGCTTAATCAAAATGGCCAACATCCAGTTACAGCGCGGACAACACCAGCAGATCGACGTTACGTTTAAAAACCCAGCGGGGAGTGTAATTGATCTTGCTGGTGGCGTTACTTACGATGCGGAGTTAGTGCTAAGGCAAAAAGAAAAAAACAAGTTTGCCGGTGCTGTTGTTGATGTTCTCAGGCATGGCACATCCAGCCCAGCACGCCCCGAGGCTGATAGCCGTATTACTTTTGCGTCTACCGCACCCAATATTTCCCTTAAGTGGAGCACTGCTCAAGCGAATCTTTTACCGAATTCATCTCAAACTATTGCTGGGGACTTGAAGATAACACAAACTTCATCTGGATCTTTGCAGAACGAAGTAGTCTATCACATAAATCTTAAGTTTGATATCATCCCTGAAATTATAGAATAATGTCTAATGAGTCAGTAACGATTACACAGACTACCAACTCAGTTTCTGCCACACAAACCACTGATTCGGTAACAGTAGTTTCTGAAGGGCCAGTAGGTCTAAATGCGGGGGGCACCATTGAAGGTGCCCTTAATCTTACTGGTGCGCTCACTGTTGGTGTTGACGGCACTGGCCACGACGTAAAGTTCTTCGGTGACACCGCTGGCAAATACATGCAGTGGGATCAGAGCGCCGATAAGTTGTTCGTCAATGGTGAGATTGAAGTCAATGGGACCGCCACCACTTTTAACTCAACCGTCATCACGATTGATGACCCGATCTTCACTCTTGGTGGTCAGCAGCGGACTGACGCGCTTGATGACTCAAAAGATCGCGGCATAGAATTCTTTTACCACGACGGTGCCCAGAAGACTGGCTTCATGGGTTACGACGACAGTGCAGATGCGTTTACATTCCTGACGAGCGCGACAAACTCAAACGAGGTCTTTAGTGGGACGGCTGCATCTGTCCAGATGGGCCATCTTAATTTCGTCGAGGGTTCCGGCGGTCAGATCCAGTTCAATGGGACCGAAAAGATCAACATCGGCACAAACAATATCGGACTCCGTAAGCCTCTTTACGGCATGACTGGAACGGTTGACATCGGCCTTTCGAGCAATCCGTTTCGCGATGGTTATTTTAGTGGGGCGCTTAACGCAGGGTCTCTGGACATTTCAGGGGATGCTGACATCGACGGCACACTAGAAGCGGACGCGATTACTGTCGATGGAGTCACACTATCCGAAACCATCGCAGATACGGTTGGCGCGATGGTGAGTGGTAATACTGAGTCTGGTATTACCGTCACGTATGATGACAGTGATAACACTTTAGATTTCGCACATAACGATACTTCGTCTGTGAGTTCCGCTGACCTTAGTGATGGGGTCGTAATTCAAGATCTCACGGTTGACACTTATGGCCATGTTACAGGCATCGGTTCGGTAAACTTAGATTCGCGGTTCCTTGCGTTGTCTGGTGGAAACATTGTGGGCAATGTGGACATCGATGGCGACCTATCTATAGATGGGTCTCACCAGATTAAACTTGGGACGGGTAGTTCAGGTCTCCAGAGGAGAACAGATGCAAACCTTGAACTTGTTGTAAGTGACAACAGTGGCCAAATAAATCTTGTCACGCTAGGGAGTGCGGGAGGTAAAGCTGTTAATTTTAAAACCCACACTAGTAGCGCAGCTTCCGCTACTACTGTTGCTTCTGTTGATGAATCTGGAAATTTTACTCTTTCAGGAGACCTTGACATCAGCGGAGACATCAACCTTGATGGTAATACTGAGAACCAGATATATTATGCCGGAACG